ATCGCGAAGGTATGCAAAAAAGCAAATCCGATATCAACAACTACCTGCTGAAAGGAGTAACAAATCATGGAAGCAATGTTTAACTTTATCCCCGCACCCATCGCACTGGTACTGATGTTCATTGGCTTTGCCGCGCTGGCCGTTGGTGCTATCCGGCTGGGTTACAAGCAGTACGTCAAGGACTGGGCGCTGGAGCTCGTGACCATCGCTGAGGATAGCATCATGGGCAGCGGTCAGGGCGCAAAGAAAAAGGCGCAGGTCTTTGCCGCGCTACGGGGCGCACTGCCGGACTGGCTGAAGCCTTTCATCACCGATGAAGTGCTGGACAGCGTGATTGAAAAGGCCGTCGGCATGATGAAAAAGGCACTGGCAGAAAAGAAGCCTACCATCAACAAGGGGTAATTTATGAGCTACATGAAAGCGGCACTAAGCAAGGAGAGATGATATGAACGCAGTAAATGCCGAAGATTTGCTCGATTTGATTGAATCCATGAAACGCATATCTGCGGATGAAATTATCGCTGCATCAAAGGAGAACAACGAGCTGGAGCGCATCGCGCACATCGCAACGGAAGCAACTTATAAGGCTGTTATCGAAAAGTTGGAAAACCTCCGCGTGTACGCAGTAACCATTTTGGATAGCAAGGAGTAACATCATGAGTAGCACTACATACGAGCATTTTGTTGACACCAACAAAATGTTCGCCGCACAAGAGCAATTTCGTAACATCACGAAAATGGTCTGCGTATGCTTTCGTGGCTTCACGAAAACATGCCATCTCGGTAACGCCCCCGTAATGGTGCGCAACGCTGGACAACTGCCGCAGCCTTTCTGGCTCGGTGCTGCCTGTGGCGGCGGCTCGTGTAGTCTTTCCGCCAGCGTTGCAAGGGCTTAATGCAGAACAGATAAAAGCTGTGATAAAACGTGCGCCGCTTGGGAGGTATGACCGGAAAATCGCCTGGTTGCGGTACGTTGACCAGCTATGCCAAGTTGATATTGCAGCGCGTGTGCCGTATTGTCGGACATCAATCGGCAATAGGCTGAAAATTATTGATAAAATGCTGGATGGGTGATATCATAATCCTAATTGGGTGCGATTTCTCACGAAACGCATTGAAGCGGCAGGCTTTCGGGTCTGCCGCTTTTCTTTTTTCACGATTTGTGGTATAATTATCTCAACAAATCCACCCGGCCTATCGAAGAAGCACATTAGGGTGGATATTTGAAAAGGCTATGTGGCTCAGTTGGTAGAGCAGGGCGTGACACAGCCTATTGTCGCTGGTTCAAGTCCAGCCATAGCAAGCCCGAAAATGCTTGAACGGTTTTGAATAGTGCGCATACGTCAAAATTTCGATAGCAGAAGTAGGCATTTTTGATGATACAGTCTCCCGCCCGCCTACTTGTAGTGCGTACCATGCGGGAGACGATTTTATATGAATTATGGCAAATAAAATATATCGCTTTTTGTCCCGTGTTTTGTTCGCTCTGATTATTTTTGGGGCGACATCAAGCGTTCTAAAAGCCGTTCTTCCGTTTTGGCATAGTGCATTTATAGGCGTGGTTTTATCGGTATATGCGTCTTTGCATTATACGCCATACGATTTATGTTTTGAAAGGCTATGGCCTTTGTAGAGAGTGAACCGGCCTGTGTGGACGGTGCACTCTTGATTTTACAAAAACCCCTGCTTTTCCGAAGCCCTGCGTTCCATGCTGGGTACTTTGTAGGCAAAGCAGGGGATTTTTTTGCAAATAAAGCGGCAAAACCTTCTATTTTTGCATCATTTTATATAAGTATATTTATATCTTTAAGCGCTCATGCGGATTTTTCCGTGTGGGCACTTTTCTTTTTTTGTCCTTCGTTGTACCTTCGTTGTCTTTCGTTTTCTGCCGATGCGGTACACTGGATGCACAAGGAGGGATGCTTTATGAGCTATTACCAGACACCCGGAGCACCATGCGTTTTGCAGCAGCCTGTCAATCCTTACGGTGGCATGGGCACGGTTGGCCTTACCACTTCCCTGCCAAACACGCAGATGCAACAGGCACAGCCGCAGCGTCCGCAGCCGATGAATGGGCAGCAGCCTGTTCAGCAGTCGGTACAAGATGGCGGTTGGTTGCTTGGCAGACCTGTTTCCAGCAGAGAAGAATTTCTGGCGATACCGTCTGATCTGTACGGAAGATGGACGTATTGCCCGGATTTGCGTAGTGGCGTCATCTACTGCAAACGTTTGAATCCAAACACTTGTGAATCTGACGTGTTAGAGTTTTACAGCCCGGAAGCATGGCGGCAGATGCAAGCACAACAGGCACAGCAGACCGCTGCACCGACACAGCAGTATGTGCCTATTGAGCAGTACAACGCCCTTGTGCATCGGCTGGATGAGCTGGAAAAGTGGCAGAAGAGCTTTTCTAAGCCCGCTACCGCAGCAAAGAAAGGAGAATAAAAATGCCCTCTCCATTTGATATGATTGCTCACAGCCCCATCATGCAGCTTGCAAATCTGGCTCGTGCCGGGCAAAACCCGATGGGGCTTATCCAGCAGTTGAGCGGGCAGAATGCCCCCATCATGCAGGGCTTGAACCTGATTCAGGGCAAAAACGAAGCGCAACTCCGAACGATGGCGCAGAACCTCGCCAAAGAGCGTGGCATCGACCTGAACCAGCTGGCAAGCGTCCTGAATTTGACGCTTCCGAAGTGAGGAGACTTTGCAATGGATGATTTTGAAAACAGCCATTCCGAAAAAGATTTTGACATCAACAATCTGTGTGGCGATGACAAAATATGGGTTCCTTTAATGCTTGGCTTCATTTTCGGTGCTGCCAGCAAAAATTGGGATGACTCAAAAGATAAAAAAGACAACCCTCCGAGCTGACTTAACAACCCTAAAATAAGCATCTCTCTAAGCGAAACGCTTCTCAGTTTTGCGGACTTGACAAAAACCGCATTTGTTTGGCTTCGCCCATCGCATACGGCGGTGGGATAGCATACGCAAAACTGAAAGGAGTTTTGTTATGGACGATTTTGCAACTGGCTATCTGGCTGGGCAGGACGGCGGCAATAACAGCAGCGGATTCTTCGGCAACGAAGGTTTGTGGGCGGTTATTATCCTCGCTATCATCTTTGGCTGGGGCACAAACGGCTATGGCCGAAACGGTGGTGACAACAGCATGAACAGCTACATCCCCTATCTGGTCGGCACTGGCGCAACTGGTCAGGGCGGTGCAGACACCCGCGCGGCTCTGTCTGAGGGCTTCTACCAGCAGGACACCTCCCGCTCTCTGGCGGGCATCCAGAGCGGTATCTGCTCTCTGGGCTATGACCAGCTGGCGCAGATGAACGGCGTCAACACCAACATCGCGAACGGCTTTGCAGGCGTGAACAGTGCCATCTGTCAGCTTGGCTACCAGAACGCACAGCTGGTGAACGGCCTGGAACGCAGCGTGTCCAACGGCGACAATGCCATCAGCCTTGCTATCATGCAGGAAGGCAACGCACGGCAGGCGGGTCAGACCGCTCTTGCCACGCAGCTGGCATCTTGCTGCTGCGAGAACAAGCAGCTGATCGGCGACCTGAAGTACACCATCGCAACGGAAGACTGTGCCACCCGGCAGGCCATCGCAGACAATGCCCGCGCCATCGTGGACAACTGCAACGCCAACTTCCGCAGCATGATGGACTACTTCACGCAGGACAAGATCGCAACTTTGACCGCTGAGAACCAGAACCTCAAGTTTGCCGCTTCTCAGGATCGGCAGAATGCGCTTCTGACCACCGTGATGTCCCAGCAGACTGATACCATCCTGAATCGGGTCAATCCTCGTCCGATTCCCGCTTATCAGGTGGCAAACCCCAACGTGGGCGTGAACTGCTGCGGCTGCTGCTAACCAACACACTCCCCGATAACACCGGGTGAACCATCGGGGCAGGGGCAAGACACCTCTGCCCCTGATTTTTATAGGAGGAAAACATTATGGCTTGCAAAACAAGCTGCCGTCTGTGCCCGCACCTCGTCATCTCGGATGCGGTGACGTTCGCCAATGACACGCTGACCATCAACATCCCTGCTGGCGCATACCAGAACGGAGAGAAGTATTGCATCGTAGTTGCCCAGAGCATCCCGGACACGACCACCATCAACGCTCCTGTGGTCATTACCATCGGTGCAGGAACGACCGCATACCCTCTGACCGACTGCAACTGCGCTCAGGCAACCGCTGAAAGCATCCACACTCGCACCCGCTACGCTACCCGCGTTGCAACGTCTGCCACTGGCACAGGCACGTTCAAGTATTTTGGCTGCTTCTGCCGTTCCCACGCTGGTGCGCCCGCGTCCATTTCTTAAGGAGGTATAGATTATGGGCAAGAACAATTTTCGCCGCATGATGATGCTCCGCGACCACGACAAAGACCGTGAGCCGGAGCGTGACCGCCTTGAGGAAGAGCGTGACCGCAGGGAGCGTGAGATGGAACGCCGTCTGCGCAAGCTGGAAGGCGGCAACGACCGCTATCCCTACTATCCGCAGGAGGAAAACCGCTACATCGACCCTTACCCTATCCCCCGCTACCCTGACGTAGAGTATGGGCGCAGAATGCCGCAAATCGGCTTCTCGCAGAACGGAGACTGGGACAAGCGGTCTGGACAGTATGAACATGGCGGCGCAAACAGCCGCTCCATCAAGATGCCACGCCAGCACCTCACCCATGATGAAGCGGAGGAATGGTGCGACAGCATGGTGAACGCTGATGGCACGAAGGGCTGTCACTGGACGCTGGAACAGACACAGGACGTTGCGAAACAGCGCAATATCACCTGTGACCCGAACGATTTCTGGGCTGTTATGAACATGATGTACTCGGATTATTGTCAGGTCGCAAAGCGCCAGTCCGTTGACACTCCTGGCTTCTACGCTGACATGGCAAAGGCGTTCCTTGAAGACGCAGATGCTGCAGATGGCAAGGCGTATCTCTACTGGGATTGCATTGCTGATAAGTAAAACAGAACCCCTGTGCGGTCATTGTGACTACACAGGGGTTTATTGTTATCTCCAAATCATAAAGCACTTATTGCCTACACAATCTTGAAGGATTTCTTTGAAGTCTTTGAACTTTGCGGGGTTTTCTCTACCAGCATATCCGTAAATAATGCTATCGTCATAATCACCTATAACTTTTAAGATTTCCTTGCAGGCACCTTATCGGATTTTTCCGTCACAGTCCGATTGATAAAGGAAATCTGCAATTTTAATCGGAAGCATTTTGCTTTCAACCAATCGCTCTGTTTCGTCATTGTATGATTCTAGAACGTGTTCTTTTTCGGGAGATGGTATGTCGAGAATGTCATCAAGTTTTTTATAGTGCTCTCCGACTTCCGAACCAACAAGTTCTGCAACCTTCGTTCTCAACTTGAAAAACCCGAAATAGCCCACATCCATTTCACGCCCAGTCTTTTTGCATTTGATGGTTACGCCCATTCGTCAATCCTCCAAGAAATCCTCTTGATTCAGAACTTGATTTACAATTCGTTCTGTACATTCTTTGATAACCGTAGATGCTGGGACGTAATCTTCATAAGCTATGTTTTCATATTGTGCTCCTGCATATTCAAAGAACCTTTTAGAAAGTATTTCTGCATCCGCACGGCACAACGGCTTTAATTCGTATTGCAACGGAAATCTTCTTATAAGCGCAGGGTCGAGCCTATCAAATCGGTTTGTCGTTCCAATAATAATTGCATTGTTCGGCAATCTATCCATTTCCTGCATAATCGCGATAACCACACGGTTCATTTCCCCAACGTCATCTTTTTGCCCACGAGCCATTCCAACTGCATCTATTTCATCAAAACAAAGAACGCAAGGAGCAGTTCTCACATAATCAAAAATTCTTGCAAGGTTAGATTGTGTTTGCCCCAAGTGCGAATCAACTAGACTTGAAAATTGAATCCTCAAAAACGGAAGTTTTGCTTTATGCGCGATATACCTAGCCAGCATGGTTTTCCCGCATCCACTTTGCCCATAAAGCATCAATGCTGTCAAATAAGGAATGCCCATTTCGTTCAATTTTTCAGATGCTCGATAAATAGCAACGATTTTCTGCGTTATACTTTTTTCTTCGTTCCTAAGAAGGAATCTTGCTTCTGGAAATTCTTCTGTATCCTCTGCGATCAAAAGATGCTGTAAGTTATATGGCAATTCAATAAATTCTCTTTTGCTTTCCAACTTGCGAAACATATTTTCCTTGAACTGCTCATCTTTTTTGGATGATATAGAATTCAAAATGATTTTAACGGCTTTTTGCGCGTTTCGCATATCGCCATCGCAAACAAATCGAATAAGGTGTCGTTCACTATCGTTCATTCAATAAATCCTCCAACTCAGTTCTTTTTATCCAATATGAACTTTGCAAATTCTTCAATTTCTTCCAAATTTACGATTATTTCATACCATCCTGCTGAATGCCCTCTATCGTAAGCGTACTCCCAAATTTTTTCCGCTTTCTTTTCTGAAATCCCAAAACCGACTTCTTCTTGAATTGTCTTATATATCTCTGCGTAGATTTCATCCCTACGCTTCATTTTCTCTTGATTCAGCCGCTTAACTTCATTGTCGTAATCATCGTTATTCTTTTGCGCTTGCTCTTTGTTCCACTTTACCGACTTGTCTTCGTCAAACACAAAATTTGATGGAACCCGCTTGAAGCCATAAGGCTTGCATCCCATATTTGCCATTGCTTCATATTTCTGCCCAATGTCAATCCATACGTCATTCATCTAAGAAATCCTCCAATTCAATCTTTCCTTCTGCCGCCGCAACCGCAAGAGCGTACACGAACTGCCCGATGGTCATTCCGTGCCGTCTGGCTTCACGGTTGATGTACTTGCGCTCTTCCTCGCTCATAAGGATGGTAATACGCTTTGAACGCTTGCCGTCACCGCTTGCAATGCCCTGATGCGATACTGGCATCGGGATTTTTTTCTTTGTCAAGCCAGCTTCAGCAAGTGCGCCGGGAACATTGCCCTCTTCAATCAAACGCTGCACTTCTTTTGCCTGTTTCAGCTTCTTCGGCTTGACTTCGCCTAATACGGCATCATTTGGCTGTCTTTCGCTGTCTTTGGCTTGCTTCGGCTTAATACTGCCTAATTTTGCTTCACTTGGCTGTGCATGGCTGTCTGTGGCATCACTTGGCTTAATTAGCTCTCGTTCGGCATTATTTGGCTTTGTTTGGCTTACTTCTTCTTCCTTTGGCTCACTTCGGCTTAATGTCTGTTCCGAAAAAACAGGCTGGAAGTCAAACCCGCCCAACAAGCCGGATGTTTTTTTGCTGGACTTTTTCACTGTGTGTCACTCCAATCAATAAAATACCCGTTGTACCGAAAAGATTTCGCCGCATTTCCAGCTTCAATCAAAACTTTTCCGGCTTTTATGGCTTCTTCGGAACTTAACGCCCCACAATGTCTTTGTGAAACAACATAATAAATCGGATTGTCTATTCCATCCCCTCGGCGGAAAAACATAACATCTTTCGAGCTGAATTTGCTTTGCAATTCAAACTCGGCTTTTTCCAGCTCTTTATATCTAACTACATTCACTGCACATCCCCCTCTACAATCTTCTTTGCCAGCTCTTTGAAATCCTCTGCGCTGGTACTTTTTGCCGTGTCGCCGCTAAACAGGCTGTGCCGCTCTGCTTGAGCCTTACGGACGCCCATAGACGGTCTAATCTTCACGTCCAACAGGGTTGTGCCCATGCTCTGTGCAATCACAGGAAGCTGCTCTACGACCTCTTTGGACAGGTTCTCACGGCTCTTGTACTGGTTCAGGAGCAGACCTTCAATCTTCAAGGTCGGGTTGAAGTATCTGCGAACGTCACCAATGGTCTGCGAAAGCTGGCTCAGTCCGGCAAGCGCATAGCGGTCTGCTGTAATAGGCACGATAATGCTGTTGGCGGCGATCAGAGCGTTCACAAGCGCAAGACCGAGCTGCGGGGGAGTGTCCAGAACGATGTAATCATACTGTGCAGACACGGATTCCAGTGCTTCACGCAGCCGGAAGTTCTTGCCAATGTCCCGAACAAGCTGCTCGTCAATGTCCTTCAATGCGTTGTCTGACGGCAGAATGTCACCGGCTTCGCAGTGCTGGATTCCTTCTTCTACCGTACCCTGCCGGGTCATTACATCGAACAGAGTGCACACGTCCTCTGTCTGTGCGCCGTAGGTGTCCGTTGCGTTGCACTGGGCATCGCAGTCCACCAACAGAACTTTCTTTCCAAGCAACTGCAATGCACCAGCCAGACAAGTGCTTGTTGTGGTCTTTCCTGTTCCGCCCTTCTGGTTGGCAACCGCTATAATTTTTGCCATTTAATCACTCTTTCTTTATTCGTATATCGGCATTTCTGCCCACGCTGCCACTCTTGCAATAAAGCAAGCGTCCGAAGAAATGTTTAACCTCTGAAACGATGTGTTTACAAACTCGCCTTTTTCAATAAACGCTGCAACTGTGTTTGTTGCCGTTATAGATTCATCTTTCAGATAGGTCGTTTTTACAGAACACAAGAACCGACCTTTCGTTCTTTCAATGATTTCTGGTGTTGGCATCCCATCATCTTTAACGGAATACCACACAATTTCCTGCTTCTTCATACCGCTCCTTTCTGCTTAATGCGCTGCGTCTGACTGCTCTTGCAAGGCTTCAATGGAATAAAACGCTGGCATATACTTGTCTACGATACCCGCTTTGTCTACGCTTCTAATCAGATAGCCAACAGGTCTGTCGGGAAACGGCGTTCTGCTCAAGGACAAGATGTCCTTATACGCAGCCTTTACCGTGTCGTAAACCGCTTCTCTGCGTCTTGGTAGCTTGATTTCTGGATGCTCTTTCTTCATCCACTTCTCAACCACTTTTGCCACATCAATGCAGTCTTGCTTTTCCAGCTCGTCACACATAGACCAGTCAAAATCATCATATCCGCTTCTGCGGGGCTTTCTGGCGGCTTTTTGAGGTTCGGTTGATACTTCGCTTGCCTGAGCTTCAATCAGCGTCTCAGACGCTTTAATTTTGGGCTTGAACTTAACTGCCACAGCCTTTCGCGCCACAAGAACTGGTTCATAGGTCAACACGATGTCAGACACAGCATTGATTTCATCTACTGCAACGTCAAGCACTCGTTTACGAAGGTTCTTGTAAATATCGTAGCTTGCTTCCATCGCACCAAGCTGTTCTCTCAGCTTTTTCAAACTGATTTCATGCGGTTTGCTGTCCATGTTCAGCCAGTCCCGAAGAATCGAATAAAGTAGGATGCTGTACTGTGATTTCATCCGTGATGTGTAGCGTAGACGATAGCGAACGTATCCACTTTCAGCAATGTCGAAAAAGATGGATCGAAGGTCAGGGTTGCAGGTGATTGCTACAACGTAAGACCTTGTTTCGGGCACATAGTCCAGTTTTGCCCTCGTAAACAAGACAAAGCTTTCAAACGTGCCTTTCTCCTTGTCAATTGGAATCGACACCGTATTGCCAAGAAAGTGCTTGATTTGCGGCTCAATCCTTCGAGCGTCAAGGCTTTTCAGCCCAAGCAGTTCTCTGTATTCAGCAAGAGTAAACTCTACACGACTGCTACTTGGGTCTCTTGGGTTAATTCTTGATAGGTAAACCTCCAACAACCGAAGTTCTCCTGCGGTGTAGTCCCTGAACTTCGCCCAAACAAGGGACTTGCTTTTTTCGACAAGGTTATTGTCTGATATTTTTGGCATCTGCTCACTTCCTTTAATGGTCTGAAAACAGTATATCACAAATAGGGGGACGTGTCAACAACTTTCGTCCCCCATGACTTGTCTTTTTGTCCCCCATATCCTCGTCATTTTGTCCCCCATGACTTGTCAAAACGTCCCCCATGCTTTGTCATTTCGTCCCCCATCTACATATTATATATTAAACAAGAAATAAACAAGAGGTTAAATATCATCGTTAAATAGTCGATGACGATAATTTTCAACAATTTCTTTATTTTTCCATTCCAGTTTGTGGATAACTCAGGTTGTCAATTACTGAATAAGACTGTACCGATGGTGAAGCAACCTTCTATTAGCCGTGCCAAGCGTGGACGGATTGTGGATAGGTGTACAAAAAGTGGATAGAAAGATATACCTAATCTGCACTATGGGGGACGGATTGACAAGCCGACCAATTACAAGCAATAGATTAACGATAATTCGTTATTTATTCCGCGCAAATACTGTCGATTTGTAGCCTATGGGGGACGGAATGACAAGGTAAAGGTATACCTAATCTGCATGAAACGTGTACAAAAAGTGGATGAACGTGTACAAGATGTTCCGTAAAAACTTCGATAATTCGACAATCAGCCGCTTATATTATTGGGATTCACAGTATAGGAATCATTGGACTTCATAGCAGCTTCCGTTCCAGCATCCTGCGCCTGATAGAGAATCTCCATCTTTGGGGCGGTTCCGTTCGGGTCTGGGTCTGTTTTGGTGGCCTGTGCCATCTCATAGTTACCGGATGCCATCCGACAGACAGCAACCCTGTCCTTCAACGGCGTGTGGAGGTTTGCCAGAATCTCCGTCAGCACGCCGATGTGGTCTGAGCCGTGATCTCCGTACCGGATATATAACAGGGCATCTATCTCATAGGATGAACATTCCATCATAGCATCTATGAGAATCCGCCGTTTCTCCAGATCGGAAAGGTCGTCCTCAAGGTGTTCAAGTAGCCTCGGATGAATGCAAGCATCCATATATCGAGCCACCGATACGCCGCAGCAAGTGAACCAGCGCATAGCCATCGGCAGGGAGATAGCTGCCAGGCCTTGCTCCCAATTTGCTATCGTGCCACGATTCACGCCCATCCGTGCTGCCAACTTCTGCTGGCTCAAGCCAGAACGCATTCGAGCCATCTCTAATACTTTGGCTGTTCTTACTAGATATTCATTCATAAATTCTCACTCCTTCAACAAAATCCGGCAAAACTGCTGGATTCGACAAACCAAAAAATGGAAAAAGCTGCTATGGAGAACCAACAGCAGCCTGTGTTATAACTGTACCATCGAAAAAAACAATCAAAACAGGAGGTAACAATATGATTATCATTGACGGTATGCCCGCATCTGAACCGAACGAAAACAAAACGCCGAAACCGTGGGAGGGTTAGTGTATGAACCAGATTGACACCATGCTCATTCCCTATGCCCGCCAGACCGCTTTAAAACTGGTCTACAACCTTGCAAACAACGATGCTGATAAGTTTGCTTATCAAGAAGCAAAAAACGTTCTTGAACGCGCCATAGCCGCCTTAGACGATGGACGCGATCCAGCAGATAGCATCGAACGCATTGACGGACAGCTTGTGGAACTGTGAAAGGAGAAGAAGATGGACTTTACGAATGGATTCTATAAAGCCGAGAACCCTGTCGTTCTTGAAGAAGTGAAAACTTTCCTCCAGTCAATGGAACGGCGTGGAGCAACCGTAAAAGACTTGGACGATGCCATTGTGCAGCTAAACAATGTTTCGCACAGCATCAGCACAAACGCTTTCGTCAAAGCAGATGTGCTGGACGATTTACCGGATAACCCTTTTCGTTCCATACTCAACGGAATGTTACAAAGCAAAGGGTAACTTAAACTTAATGTGGCTCTTAATCATTGTTATCGCAATTTTTGGCTTCCCTGATGTGAAGTAATGGATGCGAAGAAAACGTTCAATTTTTACGAAGTTGTTGAAAATACATTGACTTTACAACTAGAAGATGTATAATCGTATCGAATGAACGTCCGTACTTACCGATCGGGAGGATATGCCACAATGAGTGAACAAGAAAGAGCCAAGATTGACCGATTTATTGCATGGCTGCTGGAACACCCTGAAAAGATTCCGGCAGCAGAACAAGCACTAGACCTAGAATAATAGAAAATCCCTTGCGAAGAGCTATACCAGCCCGGCACAAGGGATTCTTTTATTTTACCGGGCATGAACGTTACATCTTCTCGATCAGGTTCATCAGCGCTTCACGCTGTTCCTTCGGCATAGATTCAAGCTTTTTTCTAATCCACTCCACTGCTGCATCGGCTTCACTTTGCGGCTGCTGGGGCGGGTTTTCTTTTTGGTTGCCAGTAAGAAGGTAGTCAACCGTAACATCGAAATACTGTGCCAGCTTAACAGCATTTTGATTGGTCGGTTTTGCATCGTTCCCTGAACCTGCTTCGGTTCTCCAATAGCTATAAGCAGATTTCGGAACGCCAGCTTCAGTCAAAGCACGAGACGGCTTTACTCCCTTTTGCTCACATAGCCTTACGAAATTGTCAAAAAACACAAAACATACCTCCAGCGTTTGTACAAGATGACAAAGTTCTACCACTTGAACAAAAACACTTGAAAAGTTCTATTACTTGTGCTTTAATAAGGCTACCGGGTTCAATCGGTAGAACAAATTAAAGGCTTTGAACAAATGGAAGAACGTTCGATAATGTTTTTGCTTGACACCATAATATTATCATATTCTTTCAAAAAGTTCAAGTACTAGAACAAGAAAGGAGAAAAAATTTGCTTCCTAAGTGGACAGGCGATGTTGTGGGAACGCTTCACGTTAACAGCATCGAAATCAGAGAGCTTGCTGCAAAAATGGGATGCGCACCGGAATACTTGGGAAAAATCCTGAACGGTAAGCGTGAGCCTAAAAATGCGGAAGCTAAGGTGAAAGAAGCTCTGGAAGAGCTATTGAAGGAAAGAGAGGGAAAATGAGTGGTATGGAACAGATCATCACCTTGAAAGTAAATCTTGAGTACCCAGACGAAGCGCGCCACGCGATTGACGAAGCAACAAAGGCCTACGAAGAAAGCAAAAAACACTGGGATGCTTTTGAAATCAACAAAGCCAAGAGCAGAGCACAAGACATTTTGTACAACCTGTGCAATGAAGGCTACAGTATGATATGGACGGTCACGGATGGCGCTGTCGGCCTGACGATCTGGAAAAGCTTTAAGGAGCCTTGTGTTGGACAGTGCTATATGCCAAAAGAAAGCTTGTTTGACATCTGGGTCGAAAAGCTAGTTGCGCTGTGCATTGCCACAGGCAAGGAAGTCCCGAAGTTCATCACAGATAAGGCTGGTGAGTGCTGGTGATAAAATTTCGTAAAGCGCAAAGCCGGAAGCGCAGACTAAAGCTGGCAATGGCTGCTGGCGTGTCCCGGAACGATGCCAACAAGGTGCTGTGGATGGAGAAATGTATCAACCAGTGCTTTGAACGGCACATTGAACGGCACAACAGAGAAGAAAGACTGAAAGAGGAGATGCAGCATGGAAATTAAATACTGCGAGCGCTGTGGCATTCTACTTGGCTCAGTCAATCCTACAAAAAAATATTGTTTAGATTGCAAAAGGGAAGTTTCGCTGGAGCAAAAGAAAGCAAGACGAAAAGTATTGAAAGAAAGTCATAGATTTGTGCCAGTAAAAACTACTTGCCAATGGTGCGGAGAGCCAATGATTAAAACGTCTGCGGCTCAAAAGTATCATAAAGAATGCGCAAAAGAAGCTTCTTTTACAAGCATTGCAGAACATCAAAAAATACGAAAAGAACGAAATCTGAATAAGAAAGCATTGGAAGAAAAAAAGATTCCATCCATAGGACAAGTTCAAGCACTTGCTGATAAAATGGGCAAGCATTACGGTGAGGTGTCACAGATGCTTGCAACAGGGGAGCTGACTTATGAATGGTAAATACTACGGCCAGCGGGAAATCCGCTGGCACAGCCGTGAAAAGGAACGGCTGAAACGCATTCGAAGAAAGGATAAAGATGAAAGTATTTGCAGAAATCGCCCTGATCTGGGGCATTGTCTTAGCGTTTATTCTCGCAGTGTTTCTGCTGAACTTCTGGCTGGTGCATCAGATCGAGCTTTTGGTCGGAGCTAAGGTGACATGGTACATCATAGGTGTTGGAGCTTTGATGACAACCGGTTGGATTTTTAGACGCAGAGAACCAAAGGACACAGAGGAAAAGGCATGACACTGGAAGCCGCTCTTGAAAAACGCGATATGAAGGCATCAGAGCTTATCCGAAGAAGTGGCGTGTCGGCTCCAACTATCTACAACATCACAAGCCCGAATAAAGCGCCGTACAAGACGGGCGTTAAGGCTGATACGCTTGCAAAAATAGCCAAAGTGCTAAATGCAATAATCGTGATCGATGCAAGCAAACCATTTTTATTCGATATCATTCTGAAAGAAGGGACAAAATGAAAACCGTAAAAGGAAACGTGCTTACCATACTTGGTATTGTCGCCGCAATCGTAGCCGTTAGCTGTGGCGATACAATAAATGGCTGTGAGACTACAGTACAGATGCTTGGATGGGCATTTGTTTCACTGATGTTACTAGCAACCGCTCTGGTTTTGTGCGCGCTTGGTGTGAGCGCGGAAAAAGAGCATGAAGATACCGAGCGGATGAGAAAGTTGAACCGCATTTCCGCTCACACCAACAAGTGGAGGGATGCAAGATGAAATGCCCGATGTGCGGCAGTAACAACATTACAACGGTCGACAGCCGGTCTGACCACGATAGCATCACTCGACGCAAGAAGTGCCTTGTATGTAACTACCGGTGGTCTACCATCGAAATCGACAAAGACCAGTGGCACAGCGCACTGCAGATCAAAGAGGAACGTAAGAGAGGAAGACCAAAAGATGATTAACCTTGACAGATTCGGTGGCGTGACAGAGCCGGAGGACGGCGTGTACTTCATGACCAACGAGCAGATGGCGGAAGCCAAAGAAGCTGACCGGCTGGCAGCGATTGAGGACTTACAGTCTGAGATTGAGGATAGGGAAGCAGAGCTGAAAAACCTTCGCGCACAGTTGGCAGAACTGATGGCTGGGTGATTTTGTACAGCCAAGTTAAGCCGAAGTAAGAATAATGAAGCCTAATGAAGCCAAAGAAAGGAAAAGTATGGACAACAGCAAAATCCATGAAGCTCTGATGGCTGTTCAATCAGAGTTGAAAGCCCCGAAGGGGCAGATGAACACATTTGGCGGTTACAAGTATCGCTCTTGTGAGGACATTTTGGAAGCAGTCAAACCAATTTTGAAAGAACACGGTTTGCTTCTTACCCTTTCTGATGAACCTAAAGTGTTAGAGGGGTGGCATTACATCGAAGCGACCGCAAAGGTGGAAACTCTGGATGGTGGATGCGTAACGGTTACTGCTTACGCAAGAGAACCGGAGCAAAAAACCAAGATGGATGCAGCGCAGGTGACTGGAACGTCTAGTAGCTACGCCAGAAAGTACGCCTTGAACGGTTTGTTCTGCATTGACGATACGAAGGACGCTGACACGGACGAGTATCAAAAACAGACCGCAAGCAGGGCAAGCAAGCCTGTCCAAAAGCAAACGGAAGCGGAAACCATCCCCCCATGCGCTTGCTGCGGAAAGCAGTTGCAGCCTATTCAGTACAACAACCGCACAGTCACTCCGCTGGAAACTGCAAGAAGCACGAAGAAACGCTTTGGGCGTGTCCTGTGTTGGGACTGTGCCCAGAAACAGCCGAAGGAGGGCTAAACAATGCTTAACTCTATCGCAATTCAGGGGCGTCTGGTTCACACGCCTGAAGCTAAGGTCACGAAGTCTGGCAAGGATGTTTGCACGTTCAGCATTGCTTGCGACCGTCAGAGTGGCGGCCAGAAGGAAACCGACTTCTTCAACTGCACCGCATTTGGTAATACGGCACTGTTCGTTTCCAAGTGGTTCCAGAAGGGCAGCCTGATTCTGGTGACTGGCAGCATCCAGACCCGAAAGTATATTGACAAGCAGGGAAACAACCGCACCGCAACGGAAATCATGGCGAACAAGGTTGACTTTTGCGGTGGCAAGTCTGACAGCAAACCCGCCGATCGGGCGCAGGATGCACCACAGAACTATTCTCAGGGTAACGCAGACGACTTCTCTGTGATTGACGACAGTTCTGATCTCCCTTTTGACTAACGGTTACGCTACCGGGACAAAAGGCGAGAAAGGAATAGATGGAGGAACTTTGGAAAGACATTCCAGAATACGAAGGGCTTTATCAAGCATCGAATCTTGGAAGAATCAGAAGCGCACCGGGCAAAACGACTTTTTCTGCTGGATGCAGAGTTCGGACTTGGCAAGTAAGAATTATCCAGCCTAAAAAAGAAAAAAGATGCCGAAACTCAAAAGGCTACACTGACGAGAGAGTAGAACTTTGGAAAGATAGAACACACAAAACAATGCTTGTTTCACGGCTTGTTGCAATGGCTTGGGTTGATGGTTACAAGCCTGAATTGACTGTAAATCATATTGATGGAAACCCATCAAACAACACACCTGAAAATTTGGAGTGGATAACAAGAAGTGAAAACATAAGAAAAGGATTTCAAGAAGGTCTTTACGATAAATGCAGCAAAGAAGTTGCTCTTATTTCTCCAACGGGGGAAATCCACTATTTTGGAACAAGAAAAGCTGCTTCAAATTTTCTAGGAAAGAATCATGCGTATTTGAATAATCGCCAAAAGCGAAATTACAAGACCGGGATTGATTCAAACGGAAATCATTGGCTCATTAGAGACTGATCGCCTACCTTATATAAGAGCTGCGCTATCTGGCTGGACGGGCGTTTGGAAAGATGAAGCACTTGGGCGACATTACAAAGATTCACGGCGACCAGATAGAGCCTGTGGATTGTATCACGTTCGGCAGCCCATGCCAGGACTTGTCCATTGCGGGGCGAAGGGCAGGACTTGCGGGAGAACGCTCCGGGTTGTTCATGGAAGCGGTTCGAATCATAAAAGAAATGAGGTCAAGCACAAATGGACTGTATCCAACTTTCGCTGTTTGGGAAAACGTGCCCGGAGCGTTCAGTTCCAACGGAGGAGAAGATTTCAGAGCCGTGCTGGAAGAACTTGCCCGCATTGAACAGCCAGACGTTTCAATTCCTCGACCTTCGGGTAGGGGGGGGCAGATGGAGCAAAGCCGGAGCAATCGCCGGAAATGGATGGAGCTTGGCTTGGAGACAGCTTGACGCTCAATATTGGGGAGTGCCCCAGAGAAGAAAACGTATCGCTCTTGTCGTGGATTTTGCAGGTCAACGCGCCGGAGAAATACTATTTGAGCGAACGAGCCTGTCAAGGCATCCTGATTCGCGCATCACGGCGTGGAAAGAAATTGCCGGACTTACTGCAAACTGCCCTGCTGGAAATGATGGAGTGGTGGGAGCCGGGCGCGGCCGCAAAGGCGATAAAGATGCTGATTGCAGAAGAACAAAAACGGATAAGACGGGAGAAGCTGGCCGCTCTGAACGAGAGGAAAGAACTGATAAGAGAGAAAGCGGAGAAGCAGCTGCGTACTCTCTTAAAATCCGCTCTGGCTGCGCCGGAGGAGGAAAGGGCGCGCTTGTGCAAACAGAAAAAGTCGGGACGCTATCGACACTCCAAGACCAGACGATTTTCCAGCTAGTGCAAGCCGGGGAGATAATCCCAATAAACACACAAATCGCTACAAGACACATCTCGATGGGAGAAAAAACAGGTCTTGGAGTCGGAAAGAATGGAGACCCGGCCTTTACTCTACAGGCACGGCATGAACACGGCGTGTGCTATTGCATTGCGGGAAACATTGTTGACAGAGCCGATACGGCAGTGGCGAACGGCTTGGGCGCAAAAGAAGAAGTGGGCTATACACTGAACACAATCGACCGTCATGCAGTTGCGTATTCCATAAATCCGTTGTCAAGTAACAGCATGAAATCGGCAAATCCGTACAGCGGGTTCAATGAAACAGGTGTAAGTAAAACGCTCGACTGCTCTGACGCAAACCCAACGAAGAATCAGGGAGGACTTGCCATCGTTCAGCCGATTCCGATTCAAGACAAAACAGGAACCCTTTCGCCCGGCGCTCACGCTGGAAGCTACAATGGACAGGATGCTTACAACGATATGCTGGTAAGGTGCAGAGTTTTTGACGCAAGAGGTAATGGAAATGGAAAGATAGTTCCGACCATTACGGGAGACCACGAAAGCAGAATCACAGACTACACGGCAATCGTAACAGAACCGGAAGATTGTTTGACACCGTGGGATAATCAAGCTCGGAGGATATATAGCGAGAACGGAACGTTTCCAGCGCTGGCTGCAAGAGAAAAAGCGGGGCAAAATCAGCAGTCCGTCCTAACGGAAACGGAAATTAGGTGGATAGTCCGCAGACTGACCCCAACGGAATGCGAACGTCTGCAAGGCTACCCGGACGGCTGGACAGATATCGGAGAGTGGGTAGACACAAAGGGTAAGAAGCACAAGCCGACGGACAGTCCGCGCTATAAAGCGCTTGGAAATTCCATTGCACTTCCTCAGTGGTTCTGGATTGCACAGAAGATGAAGCCTTATCTGAGCGAAAATTCCACGCTAGGCAGTCTGTTCGATGGTATAGGCGGCTTTCCGCTTGTTTGGCAAAAGACTTATGGAAACGGTACGGCACGATGGGCGAGCGAAGTTGATAGCTTCTGCATTGCCGTTACAAAAAGGAGATTCGGCGAAGAATGATTACCTGTTGTCTCAACTGTACATCACGCTGCACAGCTTGCCACGACACTTGCGAGAAGTACAAGGTAGAGAAGAAAGACTTCGAGGAGCGCAAGGCGTTCGTGCATGAGCTGAACCACAGCCAGAGCGTGTACCACCGCAACTACGAGGACAAGCACCGGGAGCGTGGCAAGAAGCGGTATTTCGGAAGTGAATTTAGAGGTGAACGATAAATGGGAGCTTTTATTGCAAGACAGCCTAACGGTTTGCTGTGTCGGTTTTCTTCGGTTGTTGATTGCATTACCGACTACAACATGACGGAGGATGATTACATCGAAATGTGTGTCGAAAAGGCACGAGAAGAAGCAAGAGATGTTCTTGACCATTATATTGAGCCGTTTGAGATTGTTGACAGGTGTTTCTTTCCAAACAACATGACAGTGGAAGAACATAAGCGAATTATGAAGGAAATGGAAAAACCCGCTGACAAAGCAACTCATATTCCGTGAATTTGGAGGTAAACGAGGATGAATGAATGGAAAGATATAGTGAAAAATCCACCTCACAAATGGGACGGAGATTCGATGGGAAACATTTTGGTTTGGTATAGCAATACGGAACGTGCAGGAATTGTGAATATGACCCTTGCGGAGTCGTTTCCTGACAATATGCCGTTCTGGATGCCACTCCCCAAACGACCAAAGGACAACGAATGAACACCGGCAAGCAGTTTGAAGCAGACTTTAAGGCATCTGTTCCGCCCGATGCGTGGTGCTACCGCCTGAAAGACAGTGCTGCCACCTACTACGGCGGCAACGAGAACCTGTCCTTCTCCATCGACAACATCTGTGACTTCCTTGTGTACCGCTACCCGATGAACCACCTGTTTGAGCTGAAAACCATTGAAACGCCCTCTATCCCTCTGGAAAAGGTGTTCGGTAAGTACGACAAGGCGAAGTGCAAATACCGCAAGGAAAAACACATCACTGACATGGTGGATGCAATGGGGTACAGCGGTCAGACCGCCCATGTGATAGTCAATTACAGGGCGGTCAACCGCACCTTTGCAATCCCTGCCAACAAGGTTTTGGCGTTCCGATACAACGAGAGCCGCAAGAGCATCCCTTGGCAGTGGGCAGAGCAAGAGGGGATAGAGGTCAAAGCAAAAAAGCTGCGTGTCCATTGGCGGTATGATGTGGATGGGCTGCTAAAGAGATTGGAGAAAGAGAATGATCGTGAAATGTAACCGTTGCGGTGAAGTATACGACTTCGAATACGACTTCATCTATGGGAACGGAATCCAAAAAGTGAGCACAAACGAAGAAGGAAGAATCATTCGGGTTCCGTATATTGAAGAGTCAATCACTCTTTGCCCCTCTTGCATGGCAAAGCTGAACGACTGGCTGAAAGGAGAACAGGAACGACAAGCGAAATGGATTTACGACCATGAAAGCAACTCGATCGAGTGTGACAAGTGCAGAGCAGAATACAAACTCTCGCCGTATGAACGTGTATCGGATTTTGATTATTGCCCGAACTGTGGCGCAAAGATGGAGGAATGATTGAAATGAAAAACAAAATAAATCACCGTTTTATCCGCTTCACAATCGCAACCGTAGCACTACTGCTCACGCTGCTTTTTACATCCTGCCATCCGACCGCTGCTAAAGCCTCTGCTAAAGCGGAAGAAGCTAGCAAACCGTGTTATCACGTCACGGTCTATTCCCCTGAAATCGAAAAAGTAGGCTACGGTAGCGCACGGCATCCAAAGTACACCATTACGGTGGAAAGCTTTAACGAGCTGATTCCGATCTCTAGTGCAAGAGATTACAAACTACTCCAAATACCTCTGGGAGACGGTCGATTTGAGCTTGTATCCATTTCAATGGTTGAAATCGAATACTACTGAAAGAGGTAGAGCTATGCAAAAGAAAATTTCAGACATTCTGCCTAAGACCGAAATCTTAGCGCAGTTGGCAGAAGAAGCATCCGAACTGGCACAGGCTGCGTTGAAGCTGCGCCGTGCGTTGGATGGTACGAACCAGACACCGAAGAGCGTAGAAGAGTGTGAAGAAAATCTGCTAGAGGAACTAGCAGACATTAAAGTTGCGTTCACGGTCTATTTGTCTGATTCAAAACCATGTATCAAGGCAAGGGTTTCGGAGGAAATCTACAAAACCGCCGAGATAAAGCTCGACCGTTGGCTCTCTCGCCTTGAAGCAAAGGAGCAGTCGGATGAATAAATTCGGGAGCTGCCCTCTGTGCGGCAAACAGGTCAAGCCGACCAACCTCCGCAAAATCGCACGGCAGAACCAGTTGTACGGCTTTCGCATGGCTCTGGATGGCATCGCCGCCACATGGGGCGCGCTGATTCAGAACCTTCGGTGCGATGCAGACCTGACCGATGAACAGTTGCAGAAAATCATCCGCATTGGTGACAGATACTGGGAAATGGTTGGGCAGTTCAAAGAAGAGAACATGACCCCTGACGAGTTTGCGGATTACATCACCGCAAAGTCAGAACAGGTCGAAAAAGAGCTGAGGGAAAGGTGGAGCTAATGGCAGTATTATCACACAACCAGATTGACGAAGCGATATTCTCAGACCCGAACGAGAATCACATCGTAGAAGCAACTTACAAATGCTTGCTATGCTGGACTGAAGTTAAAATCATTGACATGAGATTTGCAACGGCAGTCGTAAACAAAGGAAGAAACCCAGTGTGCCCAATCTGCGGAGAGGACATGGAATGCTCTAATTACGAGGTGGTAAACCGTGACTGATAAGGAACAGCTTGCGATCGCACGGTTGCAGGACGCTGCAAGGCTATCAGAGCATCGGTACGATTTGATGGAGGATAACAATGTTTGAATTTGCAACCCGCTGGCTGGTCTGCCTAGTCCTGCTGGCGGTGGTAGTTCAGTCCGAACGGACAATCAAAGACGCGGCAGACAACCTGTTTGAAGAACATCAGGCAATGCTCGTCTGGCTGTTCGTCAACGTGTGTCTGGCCGTTTGTACGGCTGTTGTGATGGGGTGGAAATGATGAAAATTTGCGACATTGAGAGAAAAGAAATCAATTTTGGGTGTCTGGAATATGGAGATGTGTTTGAGATAAGCGGCGAAATTCTCGTGAAAGCTAACGTGAACCTTTCGGTAAGTAAATTGTCTGGAGGTGTCAGCTTAAAAAGCGGAGAGTTTTTGCAGATAGATGAATTTCTTCCCGTCAAGATGGTAAACGCTCATCTCCAGTTGGATGGCTAAAAAATCATGGACAACGAACTTTACTGCCCGATGAAGATGACCAGCAATCCGCTTGGCCGGTGCGTGTGCGAGAAAGAAAAGTGCGCTTGGTGGCGGCAGTTGGACAACTGCTGTTCCGTCTGGCAGATTGCATGGAAGATAGACAGAATCGAAATAAAGATGAAGAGGTGAGAGTGTGAAAAAGCGAATTTACCTTGTTCTCGAAACCGAAGCGGACGAGGATGGCAAGAGCATCCTAAACGATATTGAACAAGAACTTGGGATGGCTACGCACTATTTTGAAACGGTTTCTTATAGCGAGAACGGTTTTCCTGGCAAATGGATTAGCGTCAAGGATAGGCAACCAAAACATCATACTCCAGTTCTTGCATTTTGTGATAACGGCGATATTATTTTTGGCTTTATGGACTTTTACAAAAATTGGGCAGAAGTCGGGAGTGAAATCCCATACGCCGTCACCCATTGGATGCCACTTCCTGAACCGCCAAAGGAGGTCTGATACATGGCAACACCCCCGAAGCGTGGTCGTGGCAGGCCGCCGTTGACCGAAGCTGAAAAGAAAAAACGTGAGAAGCGGGCGCAAAAGGCGAAAGAAGAAGCTGCTGCGAAGCGTGAGAAAGAGCGAGAGAAGAAGAAACAACAGATGCTTAACAAAAGGAAATCTATCCGCTCACAGGTGAGTAAAAAGGTGAAAGAACAACAGGAGTTAGCAATCACGAGGTCTAAGATGCTGAATACAGGCGATTTGCAGTCGAGAATCGGTGACGAAGAGGACAAGAAGGTCATCGGAATGATTGCAGCCAAGTATTTTGGCGACCTTCCGGGCGTGGACATGAATAACCCGATTGAAGTGCAGCAACGTCTTGACTTCTTTTTTGACGCTTGCATCGAAGCAAGAATCTCACCTGTGGTGGAATGGATTGCGCTGGTGCTGGGCATCGAATGGGTGAGCCTGAAGCAGATTATGGCGGGGAAACGCCGTGACGACAGCTTGCAGCAGAAGTACATCTTGAAGCTGATTCTGCAAATGCAGTCCATGTGGGCATACAACGGTATGTACGGTCAGGAGAACCCGGCAGAGTGGATTTTCCGAGCCAAGAACTACTTTGGTATGCGTGACAACGTGGAAGTCACCGTTGCACCGCCTGAACAGCCGTTGGGCGATGCCCAGAGCGCAGAACAGTTGGCTCAGAAGTACCAGACGGCTTTGCCGAAAGGGATTGATGTGGAGTACAGAGAGGTAAAAGAGGAATGAACGGATTTCTTTTTACGAAAGACGGAAAACTTATATGCGAACTCACCAAAATATCCTTTGAGCCTTACAAAGACAAACGAATAATCAAAGTCCAATGTACGGTTTGTGGACGCATCAAAAGAATCCAAAAATGGAAATTCGATTTTGCGGAAGGTTCGTCAAAATACAAATGGCTTAAGTGCAACTGTTATGGCGATTACGCGACGAAGCATGTAATAGTGAAATGAGCAGCAAAGCGTTACGGCAGATGTATAAAGAACATCACATCTGCATCCATTGCGGTCAGAACGATGCAATGCCGGGCAGAGTATCGTGTGCGGAGTGTTTGGCAAAAGACCTTGAAAGACACACGAAAACATACGAAAACCTTTCAGGCGAAACAAAAGCTGCGTATCTGCAAAAACATAAATTGCGTCAACGCGAAAAACGTCAAAGGCTGAAAGAACAAGGAATATGCCCCGTTTGCATGAAACGGCCTGTTTCAAAAGGATTTAAGTCCTGCATTGAATGCAGAACGAAAGAAAGGCAAAAAACAGAAAGGGAAGGAAAGTCTTACAGAAAAACACTTGGTCTATGTGCCTATTGTGATGAACCACCAATTCCCGGCAAGCGTTGCTGTCCGAAGCACTATGCAAGCCGCATTGTTGGCATCACAAAATGTAGGCAGTCAGAGGGCTTTCGTCTGGCACAAATCGAACAGAAAAAACGCATAAACGTCTTTTGGAGAGAAATGGAATGGGAAAGAAACCAAAGATTGAAGCAACCCCAATGGATACGCCCATAACCCCATTGATTGACTTTTCCGACCCCTGCCTACGCACGTTCCTGCCTGTCCTCTTGCAGGACCACACGACAGGCAAGAACATCATCTGGGCGACAGAGCCACCGCCTGAACTGGGCGTTGGCTTTGCGGATGAAATCACGATGGAACAACTGGACAAAGTTCAGCTTGTCCCTCGTGTGCAGAAACGGATTGCAGACCAGAAAAAGCGAACCAGCAAGAAAGCAGAGGTGTTCACGCCGACTTGGGTTTGCAAGAAGATGGCAGACGTTGCGGAAAACGACCTGAAGGGCGAGGATTGGAAGGAATACATCAACAAGACCTGCCTTGAAGTCACCTGCGGAGAAGCACCTTTCCTCACAAGTCGATACGACACCACAACAGGTCAGATGATTGCCGTGCCGGACAGAATCGGTCTGCTGGATAAGAAGCTGAATGTTCTGGCAGAGCAGTTCCATGACTACGATATGTGGATGTGCTGGGCAATTAACGCCTACGCATCGACATACGGATATGAATGGCAAGGGGACAATCTCTTGCTGGCAAGGTGCAACCTGTTCTTGACGCTGGTTGAAAATTTTAAGTATCGGTTTGATGCAAAACGGCTTGAAATCGGCTGTATGTCTATGTTTCTTGACTGCATTGCAGAGACCATCTCATGGAACGTCTGGCAGATGGACGGTCTGAAAAAGACCGTTCCCGGCACGGATATTCCGTGCAAAATCAAAGACTGGAAAGCCGACAAAGAAGTCCTGTTTAAGGACGTTGGGGAGGATGACTAATGCAAACTGACAGAGGAATCTACCACAAGCGAGTATGCGACCGCTGCGGAGCGGTTCTGGGCGGCAGGATGATGAACCCTGACGAATACTTCAAAGACTGGGCGTGGCGCAGGGACACAGGCGACCTATGCCCGGAGTGCTACGAGGAGTATAGGCGAGTGATCGGGCGGTTCAACGCCAACAGAAGGAGAAAGAAAGGGCAGATATAATGAAAAAGTGCGCTCTTTACAGGTGCAAACAGTGCTTTGCAACCATGGCGGACGAAAGCGATGTCAGAATCGACAAGGACATTGTTGATTGGATGTTTGAAAACGAAATGGAAGAAAGTAAAATTGGGTTTATCGCCAAATTCAAAATAAGCGATAAAGTCCTCATTCATCGTTGCGCCAATAACACTGTTGGTTTATGCGAGTTTATCGGATGGAAGGAGACAGAAGAATGAACTTCTACTGCACCACCGAACATTGCTTTATGTCAGGGATGCTTTTTCATAAGGGCGTTGTCAGTTGTACAGCGCATGACTGCAAAGACAGGACGGAGCCATCTTGTGGCTCTTGCAAATGGTACGCAGAGCCGGAGGACGTGTGTGTGAACGACCAGTCAGAACACGTTGCAGACTTCGTGTGGGATGAACGCGGATGCAAAGAATGGGAGAAAAAAGATGAAACGTCAGCAGACCTATAAAGGGCTTATTGGAAAGGGCTGGTACGACCAAAGCGAATACAGTCACTATTTTGCAGCGTGGGCAAACCACCGCAACAACTGGGCTATCCGCAAGGCTGACAACCGCAAGCTGGCAAAGGCAAGATTGAAGCAGATTGAACGCCAGCAAATCAAAAAGGAGCTGGACGAATATGAGCTATGATATTTCACTGTGCGACCCAGTAACGCACAAACCGCTCAAAGCCGATAGTACGCATTTTATCGCAGGTGGTATGCGAGCTATGGGCGGTACAAAAGAACTGTGGCTCAACGTCACCTATAATTACGGTCACTTCTATTATCGACCAGAAGTATTTGGTGAGGGCGGTATCCGTTCCATCTATGGCAAAACAGGCGCAGAGAGTATTCCGATGCTTGAAAAGGCTATTTCTGCACTAGGTGACGATGTAGACGATAGCGACTACTGGAATGACACAGAGGGCAACGCCAAACGTGCCCTATACGGTTTGCTTGCGTTTGCAAAGATGCGCCCTGACGGCGTGTGGGATGGAGATTGAAGGGAGAAAGGACAATGAAAGTTGACTGCCCGTGGTGCAAAATCGAAATGCTAAGAGTAGATGACCTTGTTTACAAGTGTTTTTACGGTTTTACAAACCTTAAGGCGACCTGTTCTGGATGGAGATGCCCCAAATGCGGGAGAGAAATGTTTGACCGAAAATCACTATTGAATGCAAATCTAACAATAGACACTCGGCCAATTGATGCCAATGCACTGCGGAAGCGTGTTGAAGAATGGATACAGGAGTTTAGCGAAGAATTTTCTACGGAATATCGGTATCAGGAATGTGACTTGGAAGATTTGTTAGATTACATCGACGCCGCGCCAACAATCGAGGTGAAAGACAATGGATAATTATTCAGAATACCTTGAACGAAACGCACTTATTGAAAGAATCAAGAAAGCATATTGCAATGGTTGCGAGAATCACAATGGGGTTAAATGCCGTGCTTGTGATATTGGAGATGCCATTGAAGTTGTGGAAGATGCGCCGACAGCCCTAGAGCGTACCGCTGAATGGATTGCGCAGGACGATACATTCACAATGTTCGAGTGTAGCAGATGTCACACAAAAAATCATCATACACGTTGGAACTACTGCCCGAGCTGTGGTTCTTTGATGGAGAACAAAGAAGATGGCTAACACACTCTGGCATCCAGCAAGCGAACCGCCACGAGAGCGGACGCAGCCTTTGTTGCTTGCGACTAAGAAAACGTGGCGTGATAAAGATGGAAAATTGTTGCAAGGAATCTCGCCGACAGCGTACTTTCTTGGCTGTTATGCAGACGGTCAGTTCTGGGATGAGATAGGCGAGAGACTGCCGAAAGATGTAACGGTAACGCATTGGATGACGTTTCCGATGTTATAGGAGGGCTTATGGAGAACGGTATCGTTATTACGCAAGATATGATTGACTCGTTTACGGCTGCTATGCGAGAAGCGTACAGAGCATACGGAGATGATGAGGAGCGTGTGCATGGCGTAATGGATGGCATTATGTGCGAAACCTTAGACAGGCTTGGCTTTACAGAAGGTGTGGAAATTTTTGACGAAACACCGAAATGGTATGCGTAAGGAGCAGTAAACATGACGAACAAGAAGTTTGGCATCATCGTTATGGACTTGAGCCTTTTTGACTTCGGGCCGAAGCCACCTTGCGGGTACATCAAGGCAAAACATATCCGCCCAGCTTACGGCAAAGGCGCAAGGCCTGTCAAGGCGCATAAGCGAATTACGAGAACGAGAGAGGGATTCAGAAAATGAAAAAACTTAAATTTCCTGAAGATTTCTTTGCGTACGACAACCCAGACTGCCCTAACAAGGACATTGAAAAAGCCGTGAACAAAATGAAGAACTGGATGAAGGGCGAGACCTACAAGAGTAACCCTTGGTTCTTTATGGCTGCTGGCAACTATCTGATTGTCGGCCTGATTGCTGAGGACGGGCAGAAAACAATCTACGTTGCACGGCAGTATTATGAGATAGTCAACATTCCGGGCGAAGGCTGGCTGCGTGAATCTGACGCTGAGTGCTTGTTTTGAAGAGGATTAAAGATGGAAGAACTTAAGAGATGTCCGTTCTGCGGTGCAAAGCCGCCCAAAATAGAATTAATTCGTCCGTTTGGATACGGTATGACTTATTTTGTGATGTGCAATAATTGTGGAGTTGAGACATCTGATGCGATTAGTGAAGAAAAAGCCATCGAAGCATGGAACAAACGATACAAAGAGGATTGAGCATGGACAAAAAACGAGACAGCTTTACATTCCAACGATACTACTTTGAAGCAATCTCCACACTCAAAAGCAAAGAGAAGTTGGAACTATACGATGCAATCTGCGCATACGTTTTTGAAGGAAAAGACGCAACTTTGAACTCAAAAAAAGCAGAATCTTGTTTCATTTTGATTAAACATCTGCTCGATGAAGAATCGAAAAGAAGCGATATTGCGTCAAAAGGATGGTCTACACGAAAGTCAGCTCATCCTCATGTCATAAATGAGATGAAGGTCAGCTCATCTATGAGCTCAAAGTCAAATGACAATGAACCGATAGTATCAACTGACAGTCAGACGAACGTCAAGACCCTGCCAGAGAGTGCAGTCAAAAAGAAACCTGACATCTTCTCCGATTTTGCTCATGGCGATAAAGCCCTACTGGAGACCCTGCGAGAGTTCGCACAGATGCGTACAAGAATCAAAAAGCCTATGACAGACCGGGCAAAACAGATGCTCTGCAACAAGCTGGAAAAGTTTGATCGGCATGACTGGAAAGCCATTCTCGACCAGAGCATCTATGCTGGATGGCAGGACATTTACGCACTGAAACAGGATGACCAGTACGAGCAAAGTACGGAGATGGAGTTTCCTAGACTATGACAATGGACGTTCAAACGGTATTTATTGGTGCGCTGATGCTCTGCAAGCCGGGCGTTGTGGATGAAATCATACCAGACCTTGAACTTGACTTGTTCAGACCTGAGCTGAGAGACGCTTTTGCGGCTGTTCAGGGCTATTGGACGGCTATGGGTAGGATAGATATAGTCGAGATAAACACGCAGCATCCAGACGTAGCACAGACGCTCTTGGCGTGTGTACAAACCTGTGAATCAGAGTGTGTACGAATTGACAGGGAGCAGATGCAGCGTTGGGCACAGCTTATCAGAGAACAAGCTGCACTTACTCGTGTGCAAGGTCTGGCATTTCAGATGACCAGCGAGCTTACCGACTATTCTGATCTATCAGACATTTACCAGCAGATGGGCGAAGCAATGAGCCTGAAAGCTGAGGAAGAAGATGCGTGGACATACGAGGATGTGCTGAACGACTATGTGCTTCACATGGACGAGAAGCCTGTGTATATCAAGACAGGCCTAGAGCGTCTGGATGAAGCGCTGCACATCTCACCGGGTGATTTTATCATCATCGGCGGAAGACCGTCTGCTGGCAAGACAGCCCTGTCCTTGCAAATAGCAGCAAGCATGGCAAAGCAGGACTACACCGTGTACTATTTCAGCCTAGAAACCAGCAAACGCAAGCTGGGCGCACGTCTGATGGCTAATCAAATATACTGCCCTTTGGACACGGTGAAAAATAAGGCGGTCAGCTTGAATGAGATTGACGGACAGGCAAAGAACATGAAGATGCCCTTATATATCCGCTCCGCTGCCGGAAAGAACGTGGCGTGGATGAAGGCTCAGGCTCTCCGTAAAAAGGCTCAAGTCATCTTCGTAGACTATCTTCAACTCATTCACGAAACAGGTGCAAAGGACAGATATGCTGCCATTACAGCCATATCCATTGCTTTACACGAGCTGGCGCAGACCACAGGCATTGTCGTGGTGGCACTGGCACAGCTCAATCGAAACCCATCCAAGCCCGGAGCAACGCCTACCAACTCCGACTTGCGAGAGAGCGGACAGATTGAACAGGACGCAGATGCGATCATCCTTCTGTCCGGCGATAACCCAGACAAGTACCTGTTCCGGCTAAGCAAGAACAAGGAAGGCGAGATAGGCGACCTTCCCATTACGTTTAACAAGCAGATTCAACGATTCCAAGAGTATACTTGGATGGACTGAGCACATGGGCTGTCAGCAATGACAGTCTTTTGTTTTTGTCAACTCCACGAGAAAGTCTGTTTTAAGGCGTTTTGGATGCTAGACGGTAACTTTATCGACTTAATCACGAAAACGCGCCACAGACGCTCGTAGACGGCTCTCCGTTGATGCTGATGGCATATCACAGACTAGACTATGCAATCAGACCGATGCAGGAGCGTGGGAAACGGCTTTTCAGGGATAGACGTGAAAGTTATCGGGTCAGCCAGAAAAACGCGGCAGACAGGCTCTCACACGCCTTTCCAGCGATGATAACAGCGGGATGAGCGAATGCCAACGACTATTTGTCCAATCGCATGGCTGATTGAGATGAAAGCAAGATGTGGGAGACGAAAAAACGCTTCGACTATCACTTTCGGAAATGGCTTTCAAATTTTTGTCCCCTTTCCCCCTTGTTTCCTCTTCCCCCCTTTGTCCCCCTCTTTCCCCTACAACCCCTATTACCCCCTATAATCCCCCTAACATCTTCCGTGCTCCCCCTTTCCCTCCCCGTGTGTTTAGCGCGTCCGCGGGCGTTATATGCGCGAGCGCGCGCGTTGACGGAGCCGGGTGTGCTACGATAGTTCAAAAGTGAATAAATAACAGTTATGCGAAATTGTAAACTGGTTACTCTCTATCTCCAAAGCTATGCCGTTGGCCAGCAGAGCAGACCGTAGGCGAGAGCTGGCGTGAGGTTCGGACTGGTGGATGGTCTGCGACTATTTCACATGGATAATTGGCTTCATTTTGTAGTCGGCTGAATATGTAGAAATGTTGCATATACTATTCCTAGCAGAATACTGTGAATTGATTAAAATACCATAGTGCATTACTGGGAATTAAATCTGGCAGGAACAGACCGAATCGGATGGTACGAGTTATTATACGAAATAATCCGTGATTATTGGGAGTAACTATATCTGTATACTATAATAAGTACAGTTATTATACGAAATAGATATAACTAGCGGAAGAATATATTATGCGAAATTGGAACGAGAGGTGATTTTTGGAGTGGGCGGATGACTTAGCGACTATCGCACCTCTCTTTTCTTAAAAGGCGAACGACTATTTCACACAAAAAATACACAATTATTTGACGAAGGTTCGCAAGAAAACGCTACGACTATTACTCTACGACTATCAGTGAGCTGTTTGCTACTATACTATATATAGGACTTTCAAAAGCTAGTCGTCTGACGACTTTGCGACTATTCCACGATTATTTTATTGAAGAAACTACGACTATTGGCTACGACTATTCCGGCTGGAACGCTACGACTATTGCTCGCCCTTATTAGATATCGGGCGAAAGCCCGAAAAGAGTTGCGGCGGTAGCCGCCAATGGTTCCGCGCCGCCCGTGCCAGGAAGAAAGCATAATGCTAGGCTAATGCCAGGCTAACCAGGTGCCAGGCTAATGCCAGGCGTGGGAAGCATCGAGACCCCGCCGGGCTTGCATGGTCTGCGGTATGTTGCACAGTCTGGCATGGATCTATAACAGGGGTACGCCCTTATATACATTATTATAATAGGGCGGCTGTGCTGAGCTATACAGCGTCTGGGCGTGGCGATGGTATCTGGTATGCGCTGGAGGTGCTGCGTCGCTGTGATGTGCTCCAACGTGTCGCAGGTGGTATTATAGCCGCTTGTGTCGGTCTGGTATCGCGGGCGGTGGAATAGGGAAAATCGCAGGAAAAGCGCCTGTAAAGCCACGTGTGCCGTTTTGCTGTGTGAGCTGTATAACTGCATGAACAGAACAAAACGCGCTGTAAACGCTTGTATGGGCTGCATTGCAGCAGGGCAAAACAAAAGCCCTGCACCATTAGCAGATGCAAGGCAAAAGAAAAACCCGGCCATTTCTGACCGGGTGAAATGCTTCTTATTTTGACGCCTTAAACAGCGCCGAGAAAAACCAAAAAAAGAACAGGATACAAGAAAAAATCACTTGTCGCACCTCCATCAAACCACGCTAAAACGCTTGTATGTGGTGCGCTTGCTGCACTCTGCATAAATATCCGGGTGTGCTGCCTGTAAAAGCTTGCTATCAAGTCGGACGCTTTGCACATCCTTGTAAATGGCCTTTGCAGTGCCCTGCACCATTTCGGGTGCGCCGTGCATCATGTCAATGATTTCAGCCTTTACAGCGTCATTCATTGCTTCAAGCTCTTCAATTAACCGCTTATTTTCGCGGTATGCGTTCACCTTTTCTTCGAAAGTCGTCATTTTTATACCTCCATAAAAAGATGCAAGCCAGAATTTGCTTTTTTGTGCCGCTCAAAATCGGCTTGCGTACCGTGTCCAAAATTAAAAGCGCCTGCAATGCGTTCCGCGTCCCATACACTATAAGCACCGGCACGGATAGCGGCTTTTACGTTGCCGCGATACTCTGCAGCAAGTTCCGGCTTGTAAATATCGATTGTCATTTTTTCGCCCTCCTCAGCTGTTTAAAAAAGCAATCATAACGAGTGCGCCGCTGATCATGCCGCCGATGTACCAGATGGTGGCCCACTTGGAAAAATCAAGAGTAATCATTGTTTGTACCTCCTATTACATGACCTGAAACAGGGCAGACGTGCGAGCAGTGACGGCGTACAGTTTGCCGGTGGTGTTGCCCTTGACCAGTACGCCCGTAACACCGTAAATTCCGGTGCTGTATGCGATGGTCTCAAACCCGCATTCCGCAACGCGGATAGCGTCGATCTCTGCGAAACGCTTTTTGGTTAAGTCCTCTGCTGCGTTGGTGGTAACATAACGGCGAATATCTTTCAATGTGGTCTTCATGGTTTTGTCCTCCTGTTTTGGTGTATTGTGGTTGTAGTCCATATTTATCTGGACTGATTATATTATATCCATATATATATGGATTGTCAATGCTTTCAGCAAAATATATCCATATAAATATGGATAAAATAAAGCGTGCGAAATTGTACACTTTGCCGGACACGTTGCGCAGGCCGTCCGGGTGCGCTGGGGGCTGGGGTCTCCACCGGCGGGGTATATAGCCGCCGCCCAGCCCCGCCCGGTCAGTCCCGTCACCACCGAAAAAATAAAAAAGACCCACCTCATCCTCACAAACCAAACCCCATCTGATTGTGCAAGTCTCCAAAAATTCCGAAAAAAACAAAAAGACCCCTTACGGAGCCATTGAATGTGTTATACTGGCAAAGGAAAGGTGGAATTAAAAATGCAAACGTTCAGTGGAATCATGCTGCTTGCTGGATTTATTCTAAGTGTGTGTTGTATCGTCAATGCACTTAGAGGAAAAGGGAACAGTAAGTTCTGGTACGGGTCTATCGCTTGTTATATTTGCTTTGGTATATTCTATGGAATCTATCAAAAAGATGGCAGAGACTTTGGAATCGGCTGTACGCTGGCCTTTGTAGCATACGGCGTAAAGATTATCTGGAATCTCCTGAAGTCGATTGTTAAGCACGAAAAGTATTCAGCGAAGAAAGACTTGATTGCTTTAGTTGTGTGCTTAGTGCTAGTTGTTGTTGGCATGAATCTTCCGTATGACAAGGAGCTGGAAGCAGAACGCGCGGCGGCTTCCGAAGAAAAAGCAGCATCTGAAGCCTTGGCTGCATCTATCAAAGTAGCGGAAGAAGCAAAATCTGCATCCGCAAAGCAGCAAGCTGAAAGTGAATCCGTATCTGAAAGCCAGTCTGAGTCCGAAGTTGAGAGCGAACCTCAGCCCGAGAGTGAACCTATCCATGTTGAAACGGAAGAAGAATACAAAGCATCTTGTGGAACCGTAGGCTACAAGGATTTATGCCGCTACCCGGAAAAGTACGCTGGAACAAGAATTGTAATCAAGGCAAAGGTACAGCAGATTATGGATGCTTCTCTTTTCAGCAGCGACAAGGCGTGGCGCGTTCAGGACAACGAAGATGGGTATGATATGTACCTTGGAAACGAATACTATGCTGTTGATAAAAGGGAGAGCGGCTCTGTAAAGATTCTTCAAGACGACATTGTTACAATCTACGGAGAATTTACCGGGACAGCTGAAGTCACAAGAGCATTGACAATGACAAAAGATGAAATCCCTCGCATTGAAGTCAAGTACGCAGACCTTGTGGACGAATAAGGAGTGGACGTAAAGATGAAGAAGTTTGCTTCAGCAATTCTTGTTGCCGCTTTGATTTTTACCATGCCTATCAGTGCAATTGCTGCAAAAAAGCCTGATGAATGGTCTGGCCTTATTGAACTTGAGCAGACTAATGCAATACAGTATGAACCGTTAGGCATTAAGAATCATGGGTCTTATGCGTGGCGTGACGGTAGCACGATTTATATTTCTTATGCGCTTGAAATCGAGAATACGAACAAAAATCTTGCGGTCTGGTTTCCCCATATTGAAATCGCAGTTGTTGCAGAGGATGGCTCCGTGATTAAAACAGACGATGAATATCTGGACTGGGTTGCGGAAGATGATTCCTACTGGTATGCCGGATACTTCACATACGAGTATGACGGTACTATCCCTGCCGGTATCGAAATGGCTGTTTCGGCTCAGGACTATAACTATCAGCCGAGTGCAGGAAAAGAAGTTTTAAGAGCAGGTGAATTGGCTGTTACCAATACTTCAAAGCGTGGTAGTGGCTATGAGACAAGATTCACCGGAAAAGTGACTAACAACAGCGCATACAAGACAAATGCAAAGGTCATCGTTCTGTATAAGATGAAAGATGAGAGCGGAGAAGAAGTTCCCGTGTGCGGAGATATTGATTATGTCTTGGATATCCAACCGGGAGAGACGAAGAACTTTGAGATCCACCCCTATTCTGGGCTTTCCAATTATTCTTCGTGGGAAATCGTAGCAATTCAAATGTAACACAAAAAGCCAGAGGCTAGATGTTCTCTAACCACTGGCTTTTCTTATGGGCTATTTACAATTTAAGTGTTGGAAACATGATAGGAGCGCTGACTTCTTCCTTTTCCCTGAGAATGTCGAGCAAACAATCATTGTATCCCATTGAATAGCTGTCCTCGCAAAAATGTTGTACGGACGTTGCTAGCGCTACACTTACAACCTCTCTTGACCGCTTATCCTCTGGCATGATGATTTCTAATGCCTGATTAAGGATTTCATGGCTTTTTTCTAAAACGGCTTTGTGCTCTTCATTCTCAGCTTGTAGCCGAAACATTTCTTCCGAGTAGTCCATCAGCACGTCTCCATTCTGATTTGCTCGCCAACAGGCAGATAGCCCGCTTCTTTGAGCTTGCTGTAAATGAACTTCTGACCGGCTCTTGTCCAGCGAGTGACTTCTTTCGTTTTGCCGTTCGGCAGCTCGATCGGGTGCCCGACAACATATCCGTTGCCAAGATACTTCTGGTAAGGAATCCACTGCTTGTTCACAGTATGTTGGATGCCAAGCTCTCTAAGAATCTGGTTTAGCTTTCGTGCGCTCATGCCGTAGTTCATGGCAATCTGCGTGGTAGTCAGGCTTTCATCGGAAAGCAGCATGGCCTTTGCGTAGTCGGAATCGGGCTTCATCTTTGCATTTTCCGCTTCCAGAGCCTTTACCTTCTTGCGCTCCGTGTCGATAACACTGTTAGCGGCGATCAGAGCGCGGCTTAACAGCATCTCTGTTGATTCAGGCTCTGGGTTGGTCAGCTTCTGCTCCATCTGATTGAAAGCGTCAATGTACTTGAGTTTCCATTCAAGGGCTTCCTTGCCGGTGAAACCCATAGCAAGGAGCGTAAATCCATCGCGATTCATCAGATACTCAGGTAGCGCTTTGTTTTGGACTGAAAGGTACTCCGATTTGAAGAACATAGAGGACAGTCCAATTTTGGGCTCTCCTCCCATCATGTTTTCGATGTCGCGAAGAACGTGCTTGTGCTCTTTTCCAAAGTTCTCCGCTACTTCACGGCTGGAAACGACAACCTGTCCGTTCTCGCTGATAAGATTGATAGCATATTTAACCTTTTGTTCCATAAAAACTCCTATGGTTCTTGCGGAACAAGCCAATTCCTGCTATAATAAGGCTGGAACAGCTTGTTCCAGTGTGGTTTATGATACGTTCGCTAAAGTTTGCCGACAGCAGCGGACGTATCATTTTTCGTTTTCATTGGTGGAATCCATCGGATGCAGCGTAAAGAACGCTTCACGGAACGCAGCAGAAATGGAAACCCGGTTCTTGATGCAGTATTCCTGCAATCTTGCAAACTGCCGCTCCGTCACGCTGATGGTAACGGTGTGACCGTAACGCTCTGCATAAGGACTGCTCATACACATTCACCCCCTTTCGTTTTGCTGTGCAATAAGTGTAACCGCAAAATATTAGGATGTCAAGAAAATACACCCCATATATTGTGTTCACTAGTGCTGGCATCAAATTTTTACATTCTTATTGGCTGCTGCCGCTTCGTACCCTGCCCGGTAGTTCAGTTCGGACAGCTTGCCCAGCGCTTCTGCGTACTCCCTGTCCTCGCTTGTCGGCTCTTTGCCGTGTGCGAGGGTTTTCAGAAATTCTTCGGTTGTCGTGGGAAAGTTCATGTTTTTTGCTCCTAACTATTGCGGAAAGCAGCCCTTTTTGGTATAATAGATTCCGAAAAGGGAGACTGCCCCCTTGGTGGTTGCAGGTTCTCGTTTCGTGATGTGGATAAGCTATCAGCGTAACTTTGGACGGTGGCGCTGGTAGCTTATTTTTTTATGCCTTGATGCTCTCAACGTAGGATGCTACCCACTCAATACCCATGCGGATAACATCGGCCTTTGAGATGTTCAATGCCTTTGCGCTGCTTTCCATGCTTGCGATCTGGTTCTCAGTGAGCCGGGTGCTTATCATGCGCAGCTTATCACGTTCCGAGGTTTCTGCTCGTCTTGCCAAGCCTATCACCTCGCTTTTACTGGAACAAGTATAAAGCGTGAAAATATGCTTGTCAAGACCCAAAGTTTTACGGAAATGAAGTTTGGCAGAATTACTCCTTATTATAGAAAATTTTCTACCTGATTGTGATTAACTAAGTAAACATCCTTATACTACTCTAGTATGTATAAATACATACTAGAGTATATTTATATATAATATAAGCGCAAGCAAAGAAAGTCCAGAAATATCTTGACATCCAGAAATATCTTGATATAATAGAATCAAGAAAGGATGGCGAAGAAAAATGACGGCAAGTGAAGCGATAAAGGAAATTTTGAAATTGAAGGAATTGAACCAAGCGAAGTTAAGTGATATGCTTGACATTCCGCTTAAAACCTTGAATGAACGTCTAAGGCACAAAAACATTAGTGTCAACAAGCTGGATGAAACACTAAGGGTTATGGGATACAAGATTATGGTAGTCCCTCGTGAGACAAAAGTCGAAAATGGGTTTGACATCAAGTGATGGGTGAAAAAAATGCGTTACTTCTTAGCTAGAGTGTCTAGTAAGGAGCAAAGCCTTGCAAGACAGCTTAAAATCGCACGAGATCGGTTCGACATCCCGGACGAGAATGTATTTTGTGATAAAATGACAGGTAGCAGCTTTGACCGTCCGCAGTATAAACGATTGAAAGAGACTGTCAAGGCTGGGGATGAAGTCATCGTCAAGGAATTTGACCGATTCGGGCGTGACAAAGACGAAATGAAGCGAGAACTCCAATGGTTCAAAGAAAAAGGCGTGATTGTTCGCATTCTCGACATTCCGACCACGCTTATTGACTTCCAAGACCAGACGTGGGTGCTGGAAATGGTAAACAACATCCTTATTGAGGTTTTGGGCGCAGTAGCTGAACAGGAACGCAAAAAAACAAAGCAACGTCAGGCAGAGGGCATAGCTGCCATGCCTATTGTTGATGGCAAGAGAGTGTCGGCCAGAACAGGCCGTAGCTTTGGCAGACAGGAAAAGCAAGTTGACGAGCAGCAGTTTGAAAGCCTATTAGAGCAACAGCAAAAAGGCAAAATTACCGTAAAAGAGTGCTGCAAGCAGCTTGGCATCGGGAAATCCACTTGGTATGAGCGTGTCGAAAGATACGCAAATAAAAATAGCGGTAGCCCAACCACAAGCCACCGCTAAGAGTACACCAACTTCATCAAAACAGGAAAAAGAATGGTGTAACAACAGTATACCATTCTTTTGGAGGAACATCAATATGAGTAAGAAACAAAAGATGGATTTAACTGAAAAACTAGAAAATATTCATGGCGGTAATTTGATTGTTCAAGATGGAACGACAAAGCTACGTTCAATTTTTGATTTTGTGAAATACGAAGAATTGTTTGCTTTTGTTGAAGGATGCAAATTAGCAAATTCCATTCTGATTTTTGAAAATGAAGGATTGACCATTAAACCAACTGAATCAAACTTAGGGCAGAATATCCAGTTGGCTATGTATGCCAGCATTTGCGAAGATAGCACGATGGTAAAACAATATCTTGATTACATTATGAAAGTTGGTTGTAATGGCAAACGTGAGCCGACATTATATAAAGAATGACGCTGCCAAGCAGCTTGGCGTGACCCGCCAGACATGGTATCGGATTGCTGAACAGAATAGGTGAAAGGGGAAATAGCATGAAAACCGCAAAATTGTCAGACCAGAGTTTGAAGCTCATTGAAACGTTGTGCGATTACACCGACAAGCCCGATATTCTCAATGCCATCGCAGACGCTTTGTACTACGATGCGGACGAGCTGAAACGCAGGCTCAACCAGCTTGCAGAAGAAGTCAAATAAACTACACAACCCATTTATTAAGATGGATTTTAGTAAATAACTTTCCGAAGTGAAATTATAAAACCGAATATTTGATTTTTGTGCAGTTGTAGGCACTCTTTACATTTTCAGGTAGGGGGTGCCTATTTTTTTATGCAGTCAAAGCAGTGTATCGCCATCATTGATAGCATCAAAGCGTATGCAAAGCAGAATCCGACCGAAGCGCAGGTCTACGAGGACTGGTTTCAGGCGGTGGTGAACCTGAGAGACGCTTTGCAACAGGACAAGCGGTTCGATGCCTACAAATACTCTGGTGAGCTGCGCTCTGTCTGCGCAGCCATGATGGGCAAGATGAAAACAGGCGATGACGTGGCAAAGGTCTATGACATTATCGGCCGGACGTACCTGTTTGAAGCAAAAGATGTGTTCGACAGCTATTGCATCTACCTTGAATGGAACCGTGCGCCTGAGAAGAAGTTCTATCAGCCGAGACGCAGGGTTCTGAAAGTGCTGGCAGATGACCTTGAGGACTTGTTTTATAAGCGGATTGACTTCTTGGGAGTTAGTTTACCTGCTCGCGTTGGCAAGGCTTTGAGTGATGATACGCCGATTTTAACGAGAAGTGGCTGGAAGAATCACGGCGATTTGCAGGTCGGCGATGAAGTTATCAGCCCGAAAGGTCAGTTTGTAAAAGTGCTGGCCGTTTCGCCTAAGTGCCAGCTTGATGTGCGTTGCCATTTCTCTGACGGCACATACATTGACTGCCACGAAAACCACGAGTGGCCGGTCTTTAACCGCCATAAGAACGGATTTGATGTTGTCGAAACTAAGCGGATGATGGAGGATTATGTTGCCGACACAAAGGACGGTATAAGATTCTGCTATCAGGTTCCGTTCAAAAATTTTGTCGAGGGAGAATATAAGAAACTGCCTGTTGAGCCGTACACATTGGGCGCATGGCTTGGCGATGGTCGCAATCAGCACCCGGATATTTGTGAACCTCCTTGTGATCGAGTGATTGTCGAGCGCGTCATTAACGATGGATACCCGGTTAGTTGGCATACGGTTCACAAGGACACCGGTGTTGAGTACTACGGATTCTCTGGTTTGCGACAAGCACTTCAAAAAGGCGATATGTGCCATAGTCACCGCCGCTGCGTGAAGCATATCCCAGAAGAATACTTTACAGCCAGCATTGCACAGCGTATGGAATTGCTTGCTGGTCTGCTCGATACAGACGGTACGTTACGGGTAAAAGAGCATCGGTACGCTTTTTCTACCACAGAGCCGAAAATGAGAGATGATTTTGTCACGCTGGTTTCTACCTTTGGATGGAGATGTAGTGTGGTTGAATATCCACCTCGTGTATCGTCTAGTGGCATTAAAGGCAATCTGACAGTCTATTCCATCTCTTTTAATCCTACCTGCCCTATTCCCTGCGTTGTTCCTCGCAAGCAGCTAAAGGAGTTCTCCAAACCTCGCCGTGTGGCGTTTTGCGGGTTTGAACGCATCGAGCCGAAGCAGGGCAACTGCATTCAGGTTGAGGGTGGCGTGTACTGCGCTGGGAAGCGGCTGATTCCAACCCATAACAGTACTCTGTGCATCTTTTTCATCACATGGCTGATGGGCAACCGTCCTGACGTTGCATCGGTTATGAGCGGACATTCCGATAAGCTGACCAATGGCTTCTACGGGGAAGTACTGTCCATCATCACCGACCCTGTGACCTACAACTGGGGCAAAATCTTCCCTGACGTTCAGCTTGTGGACAAGAGTGCAAAGGATGAAAGCGTTGATCTGAACCGAAAGAAACGCTTCCCCACCCTGACTTGTCGTTCCATCGGCGGCACGCTGACTGGTGCTGTTGAAATCGGTGAGGGTGGCGTTTTGTACAGCGATGACTTGATCGAGGACTTGGAGGAAAGCCTGAACGTTGAACGTCTGAACAACAAGTACGATGCCTATCTGAATCAGCTGAAAGACCGTAAAAAGCAAGGCGCATTAGAGCTGATGGTCGGTACGCGCTGGAACGTGCTTGACCCTTTGGGACGCATCCAGAACCAGTATGCCGACAACCCGAAGTACAGATTCCGGGTGATTCCTGCGGTGGACGAGAACGGACACAGCAACTTTAATTATGACTACGGCGTTGGCTTTGACGATGCCTACTATGCCGATATGAAAGCCAGCATTGACGATGCAACATGGTGGGCAAAGTACATGGGCAAGCCCTATGTGCGTGAAGGTCTGCTGTTCCCTGCCGATGAACTGCGGTATTTCAACGGCGTTTTGCCTGATGGAGAGCCTGATCGCAAGCTCATGGTCATGGATATTGCATGGGGCGGCGGCGACTTTACCGCCTGCCCTATCGCTTATGTGTACGGAGATGCTGTGTTCATCCCTGACCTTGTGTTCAATAATGGCGATAAGACCGTGACACGCCCGGAAGTCGTCGGCAAAATCATCCAGCACAAAATCAATGTGGTGCGCGGCGAAGCAAACAACGGCGGCGATGAATACTGTGACGTGGTTGACAGCCAGCTCCGGCAGCAAGGGTATCACTGTTCTGTTCGCAGCCAGCGCGCGCCAAGTGGTCAAAGCAAGCTGTCCAGAATCATCCAGTATGCGCCGGACATCAAACGGTTCTATTTCCTTGACGAAAAACACCAGTCGAAAGAGTACAAGGCGTTTATGGAACAGGTGACGATGTTCACACAGCTTGGAAAAGTTCCGCACGATGATGCGCCGGATAGTCTGGCACAGCTTGCCGATGAATTATACAACGGAATTAGTAAAATTGAGCCTGTCAAGAGGCCTTTTTGATTAAAAACACAATATATTGTGTTCGCTGGGTCTATTTATTTGATTTCACCACTTGACAAGGCTTATAATGTACGCAGGAAGTTTTGCAGCTTCCCTTAAAGGAATAGCTTACACGCGGGGTTTTGTCATTTTTACTCGCGTGCGTGTCAACAAGCATATTCCTCCTTTCACCGGTGAAGGTTTTCTCACTCTTTCGCCTTCACCGGACTTTATATGTTGCGTTTCCAATTGTAAGGGGAATGCCAGCATGTCTCCCCCACGGCTGGCAAGCAACGGTTCGATTCCGTTACGCAGCACAACCAACTACCTAGCTTTGCATGGACTTATTCTCCAAAACCTCCACCGCTATTCCCGGCTCTCAATGTAATGTTTAGGCATGGCATTGCAAAGAGCAGCGGTTAACCAATCAAGCCGGGTTTTTATGCTACATTAGCTTAGTATGGTTAGAGCACTCGGCTCATATCCGAGCATACATTGGTTCAAATCCATTATGTAGCACCAAAATTGCAGCTTACCCGTTTTACGTCTGTCCAACAACTGAATGTAAAGGCTGCAATGGTTTTCTTCGGGCGAAGAATAGCACGGCTGGAAGTGCGAACAGTTTCCCAGTAGCTTCTGACAGGTCTGTGCTCAACAGCCTGTTTCCAGAAATCCAACGAAAGGAGCGCCCATGCTAGTTAGAATCTGTTGCCCTTGTATCAGACAGAATCCCATCTATAAGAACGTCCGCTGCAACCGCTATCTTGGCGAAGTGGACGGACGATACCATTTTAAGTGTGACAGATGCAAGGGCGTTATCGAAGGAGACACAAGGGAAGGATGGGTGAAAATCATTCATCCACCAGAAAAGTGAATGGCTTTTGAAGCGCAGTTTTGGCGCAGTGAGATAGACCTTAACAGGTTTGTCTTGCTGCGCTTTTTATTTTGCAGGAAAGGAGGAAAACATGGCTGAGTATCAGATGGTCGTTGGCGGCTTTTTGAATGAGCCGTTGACCGGACGCAGACCGATTGAAACGCCGGAGACGGAAATCAATGAAGCGAACGTGCTGAAAGTGGTCACGGGCAAGGCAGAGCCTATTCATCTGCTGAATAAGAACGAGATTCGCTTTCTGCACAACTACTACTTGGGCAATCAGCCTGTCCTCCAGCGCACGAAGGAGTACCACGCTGAAATCACCAATCGCATTGTAGAGAACCACGCCAATGAGTGCGTGGGCTTCTACACAGGCTACATGAGCGGCACTCCCTGCTCTTATGTGCGGTCTGAAACGGCAACAGGTGATGGCGAGGAAATCGCCCGCCTGTCCAATGCTTTGCAGTATGAGGGCAAGGATGCGCTTGATCGGCGGCTCTGGCAGTGGATGTTGGAGTGCGGACAGGGATATCGCATTGTTCTCCCTGACAAGGGGTACAACGGCAATTACCCGGACGAAACGCCCCTGCTGGTAGACGTTCCCGACCCGGATATGGCGTATGTGATTTACAACTCCGGCATTGGCCACAAGCCCATCGCCAACGTTCTGCACATCCCACGCAATTATCAGAATGACCTAAACGACCTGATTTGCGTGTATACGCCAAACCAGTACTTTGAAATCGACAACGGCAAGGTCACAAAGTCGGAGAGCCATTCTCTCGGAATGTTGCCGATGGTCGAATATAAGCTGAACCCGGAGCGGATGGGTTTGTTTGAACCGGCTATCCCTGTGCTGGATGCCATCAATCTTTTGGAGAGCAATCGTCTCGATGGCGTAGAGCAGTTCATCCAATCCATCATGGTCTTTATTAACTGTCTTGTTGATAAAGAAGCATTGGAAGCTGTCAAGGCTATGGGCGCAATGTCAATCAAGTCTACTTCTGGACTTGCTGCCGATGTAAAACAGCTTGCAAACGAGCTGAACCAGCAACAAACGCAGATTTTGATTGATTCCATGCTGAACGTGTATCGCAGTCTGACTGCTATGCCTAGTGCCACTGGCAGCGAGAACGCAACGTCCGACAACGTGGGTGCGGTCATCGTCCGCAATGGCTGGAATCACACCGAAGCAAGGGCGCAGCAGTACGAGAATATGTTCAAGTACGCTGAACGACAGAGCCTGTCTGTGATGCTGAAAATCCTGCGTGATACAGCTGGTTCTAAGCTGATGGCAAGTGACATCAACATCAAACTGCCCCGCCGTCAGTATGACAACCAGCAGAGTAAGGTTCAGATTTTTGCACAGATGTTGCAGCAGACCATTGACCCGCAGTTGGCGTTCACTACGCCCGGTCTGTTCCCTGACCCGCAGGCTGCTTACGAAATGAGCAAGCCCTTCCTGATTGCCGCTGGCAAGCTGGGAGAGGATGGAAAGGCGCCGAAACCGCAGGAACAGCCTAAACAGGACATCACCGACACAAATGCCGGGAACACGGTTGATAAACAGCCAAACAATGCGGATGGAGAAAAAGATAATGCGTGATTTTTGGAAACAGTTGTTTTGCAAACATGACTATACGCTTTCTCGTTGGCATTGGACGCACGGTATCAACGGAGACGAACCACGCGAAATGGAGTGCGAGTATATCTGCACGAAATGTGGAAAATTCAAATGGACGCACCCTGACCGGAATTCGGCGCGAGAAAAATCTATTTTGGACAGCGGCATTGAGCCGTACAAAAGAATTTACCCAAAGGAATAAAGAATCACCCCGAATCTTTGGGCTGATATATTCCGGCAGGGAAGCCGGGATACAAATTTCGCAGCGTTGCAGGGAAGCAACGGTAAAAAAACGCAGGAGGAAATTAACGATATGAAACTCAATGTGTTGCTTGGTGATGCCTACAAAGAGGGCATGACCGCCGATGAAATCATTTCTGCGCTTGAAAAGGTTGCAGACCCTAGCGCAGAGGTGGAGAAGCTGCGTAACGCCGTGACGAAAGCCAACGGCGAAGCTGCTGAGTACAAGAAGCAGCTCAAGGCAAAGCGCACCGATGACGAGAATGCTGCACAGGAACAGGCTGACAAGCTGGCAGAGATGCAGAAGCAGATTGAAGCCCTGACTGCCGACAAGGAGAACCTTGTCAAGGAAAAGACCCTTGCATCTTACCGGGAGAAGTTCGTTGCACAGGGTTATGACGCTGAACTTGCCAACAAGGCTGCATCTGCACTGGCTGACGGTGACATGGACAAGGTGTTTAAGTTCCAGTCGGAGTTTATGACCGCTCACGACACCGCATACAAGGCTTCTCTGCTGAAGGATATGCCCACACCTCCGGGTGCGGATGGCAAGGGCGGCTCTGACAGTGAAGGTGTGGCGTTTGCTAAGAGCCTTGCACAGCAGAACGCAAATACTTCTAAGGCATCGAGTGACGCAATGAGTGCTTTTCATTAACAAGGAGGAAAACATGAAGTTTACCCGAAACACGGTCAACGGAATCAACGATACTATCCTTGCTTCCAATGACTACACCGCCATCCCCTTTACCGTGACCGAAACTGCTGCGGTTAAGGCTGGCTATCCCATGACGCTGGCTGGTAAGAAAGCTGTTGCTGCTGGCGAGACTGGTTCTAAGACCATCAACGCTGACGGCATCCTGCTGTATGACGTTGACCCGGCAGAGAACCCCAATGCTTCCCTGCTGATTCGTGGCGTTATCGACACCAAGAAGGCCGCGGCAAGTTCCGGCTTCACCTTTGACGCTGACGCAATCAAGGCACTCAAGACCGCCGTTCCCGGCATTTTCTGCCGTGACAACATCAGCGTGAACGCTTAATAGGAGGTAAAACAACATGGCACTGAATCTTAAGGAAGTCTTTGCCCCGGCTGCGATTGCCGCCTATTGGACGAATGACCCCACCAATGCGATGCCGTTCGCATCTGACGCACTGTTCCCTGCAAAGAAGAAGGCTGGTCTTGACCTGAAGTGGCTGCGCGGTCACAAGGGCGTTGGCGTTTCTCTGATGCCCAGCGCATTTGATGCAAAGGCTACTTTCCGCACCCGCGAGGGCTTCAAGTTCGATGAAACTGAGATGCCGTTCTTCCGTGAGGGCTACCATCTGGGCGAGAAAGACCGTCAGGAAATCCTGCGTGTTCTGGACAGCAATGACCCCTATGCCCGTGATGTGATGAACCGTCTGTACGATGACACCGCACAGCTTATCACTGGCGCTCGTATCGTTCCTGAGCGCATGATCTGGCAGCTGCTGGCTCCCAGCAATGGCGCTCCTGGCATTACCATCAAGGCAAACGGTGTGAACTACACCTACAACTACGACCCAGACGGCACTTGGAAGTCTACCAACTACAAGGAAGTCTCTGCCGCAAAGTCCAAGTGGAACGTCACCACAGCTACCCCCATTGCAGACCTGAATGCCGCAAAGGACGCTGTTCTGGCAAGCGTGGGCGAGGTCGTGACTGAGGTGTACATGAACACCGCCACCTTCCGCAACATGATTGCTGCGGACGAGGTGAAGAATCGGTTTATGACCGTCACCGCAAAGGCGAACGCCGTTCTGCTGGATGCCGAAGCACGGCAGATTATCGAATCTGCAACCGGTCTGACCATCCATCTGTACGACAAGATGTTCAAGGCAGACCAGTACAGTGCAAGCGAGAAGTATCTGCCCGATGGCATGGTGGTGGTCGCTCCCTCTGGCGCTCTGGGTAGCACTTGGTACGGCACTACTCCGGAGGAAGCCGATCTGCTGTCTGGCCAGTCTGGTGCATCCGTGTCCATCGTGAACACCGGCGTTGCCATCACCACTGAGCTGACCATTCATCCGGTCAACGCCAACGTCTATGCTTCCGAAATCGTCCTGCCGTCCTTTGAGCGCATGGACGCTGTGTACTGCATCAAGGCTTACTAAGGCGAAAGGAGGAAAGCAGCATGGGAGATCAGTATTCCGAAGCGGCAGTCAAGTTGGGGCAGTACATTGCCCCTGCACTTGACCGTGAAATCACGGACGAGGACTACCCACTCTTCGACCTGCTGCTTGATTTCGCCAAAGACAAGATATTTGCGCAGGGCTACCCTTTCGGTAACAGACCGGACGAGCTGCCCTCGCAGTATCAGTCGTTGCAGATACGCATTGCAGCGGAACTGTACAACCACATCGGCGCAAACGGACAGACGAGCTACACCAACAACGGCATTACTCGTGTTTGGGAAAGTTCCGATGTGGCACAGTCCCTGCTTAATGAAGTAGTTCCGAGAGTAGGTGTTATCGGCTGATGTTCAATGGTAGCCCACTGGATAAGCGCCCGCTGTGGTATTCAAACCCTGTTGGCGAGAAAACGCCTGTTGTGGACGAGTGGGGAAACGAGACTGGCGAAACATCGCAGACGTGGAGTACCCCCGCAAAACTGATGCTGAATGTCAGCCCTCCTACTGGTTCTGCGGAAGCAAGCCCTTTTGGAGCGTTCACGGATTACAGCTACGTTGTCAGTTCGTCCAGCAAAAAGCGCAATACCCCACTTTACGAAGGTACACGCGTCTGGTTTCAGACAGACGTTTCAAAGCCCTTCAATTACATTGTGGTCAAGGTCGCAGAGCATATCACGGATACGAAGTATGCGCTGAAAGAGGTGGCTGCAAGTGAAAATTAAAGTGAGGTTGAGTGATGCCGGACTTCGTGATGCGGAACGTCAGATACAGGAGTACAAGACCACCCTGAACAAAAAGGCTAAAGCACTTGCTTTTCGCCTTTCGTGGTTAGGTCTTGAAGTTGCAAAGATACGTTTTGCTAATGCGGAATACGCTGGCTCCAATGACGTGAAATGCCATATCAACCAAAAAGACAAGACCTGCACCATCATTGCAGAGGGCAAATCAGTTGCTTTTATCGAGTTTGGCACTGGTGCACACCACAACGGATATGGCGGTGAGCTGCCGCCCGGCGTTGGTGCGCATGGCTCCTACGGAAAAGGGCAAGGCGCAAACCGCAGATGGTACTACTACGGCGAATCTGGTAATGCCGGTACGCCTGTCAAACAGGTGGATGGTAAAGGCCAGTTGAATTACACCGATGGTAACGAACCAGCTATGGCTATGTGGGGAGCTGTTGAAGAAATGGCTTCTCAAGTCGAAGCAACGTGGAGGGAGGTTTGGAATAGTTGATTGATTATTTCAATTCCATCTTCACGGCTGTTGCCAAGGAGCTGCGAAAGCAAGTCCCTGGCATTTTCGTCACCGGTGAAATCAATGACAGCAACGTCAAAAAGTTTCCGTGTGTGCAGATAGAGGAAAACAGCAATCTGCCTGTGCACATTGATTCTGCTGGGCACAGCAAGTACGCTGCCGTTTCCCTGCGTGTGCGGGTCTACTCCAATAAGGACACCGGGCGCATTGCAGAAGCACGTTCCATTGTTGGCATCGTGGATTCTGTTCTTGAACCGCTTAAATTTTATCGCAAATCGTTTGCCCCGTTGAATGGGCTGTACAACAATTCCGTCTATCGGATTGATTGCAGCTACGGGGCAACAATCGGAGAGGACGGAATGATTTACCGAAACTAAGGAGGTAAACATTCTATGAGTACTGCTATCTCCGGTCTGAATACCACCTTGTATTGTGGCGACAGCGCAACCGCTCTGACGAAGCTGTGCGACATCAAGGATGTGCCCGACCTGATCTCCGAGCCTAACCTTCTGGATGCCACCACCTTGTCTGACCCCATGCAGGTCAACATCTTTGGCATTATCCAGAGCGATACCAAATCTTTCACTGCCAACTACAACAAGGCTGACTATACGAAAGTCAAGGCAGCTGGCTATGATGAGACTTCCGAGAGCAATGCCGTGAAGTACTATGCCCTGAAAATGCAGGACGGCTCCGGCTTCACTTGGCAGGGTATGCATCAGGTTGGTCTGTCCGGCTTTGGCGTAGACGAGGTTGTGGAAATGACCATCAACTGCATCTTCACCAAGAAGCCTGAGTTCAGCGAGACCCTGACTGTCACTGGCGGCTAAACCGCAAAAATCGAATCAATCAAACCGGGCAGAACTGAACAACGGATTTGGTTCTGCCCCTATTTATAAAGGAGAGCATTTATTATGGCTGCTAAGGTTATCAGCTTTCATTCCCCCGATGGCAAGAACACTTATGAGCTGACCTTTACTCGTGACAGCGTGGAAGCCACCGAACGCGCAGGCTTTCAGATTGGCCAGTACACCCAGATGACCAACCTGCTGTCCAACTCCCGTGCTCTGTTCTACGGCGCTTTTATCGCCCGGAACAAGGGCATCAAGCGCAAGGTCGTTGACGAGATGTTCCAGCACATCGAGGATAAGGAAGACCTGATGGGCGTTCTGCTTGAGATGTTCATGGACGCTTCCAAGTCTCTGCTGGCAACTGACACTGAGGACAAGACCGCAAAAAACGCAACGTGGGAGATTGTGTAACCGCACAATCTCAAAAAACGGACGGAGAGGAAGAGCCATTCTCTTTCTCTAAGCTGTTCCACGATGTAGAAGCCTATTACATCTCCATCGGCATGACCTACGACCAGTTCTGGTACGGCGATGTCTGGCTGGCGAAGGTCTACCGTGACGCAGAGGAGCTGCGGGAACGCAGAGCCAATGCTGAAGCGTGGAGAAATGGCTTTTACATGGCATCTGCGCTTTCCTCTACAGTTGGCAATATGTTCCGAAAGAAAGGGTCTAGCCCCATCAAGTACATGGATAGACCGATTCCCCTTACTCAAAAGGAGAAAGACGAGTATGAATACCAACGCGCAGTTGAGGCGCAGGAGCGAATCAAGAGAATGATGTTCTCTATGATGGAAAGTGATGGTGGTAGTGATGGCTGATGTTGATATTACGAGCTTATCCGTAGAAATTTCTGCGGAATCGCAGGGCGCAGAGCTTAATATCGACAAGCTCGCTACCGCCATTTCTAATTTGCGGACGAAAGGCAACGTCACAAAGGTTGTAAACAGCCTTGACAAGCTGTCCGGTTCCATTGCAACGCTGAAACAGGCATCCGCTGGAATGTCCGGGCTGGACAAAATCACCAGCTTTCTGAATGGGCTTTCCAACGTAAACCCGACCGCAAGCGCAAAGAGCATCAGCACGGTCGTGAATGCCATCAAGAAGATTCCCGCGGCAGTCTCTGGATTAAACGGAACGGATTACTATGCTCTGAAAGACAATATCAGAGAGGTTGCAAATGGTCTTTCGCAGTTATCTATTTTGGATGCTGGAAATCTCAAATCCGTTGGAAGTTCCATCAATGCGCTTGGAAAAATTCCGGAGCTGACAAACAAACTTGACTCCAAAACTCTTGACGCATTTGCTGTCGCTTGTGAAAAAATCTCAACTTCTCTTACTCCCCTTGCATCTCAGCTCGACAAGGTCGGTAATGCTTTTGCAAAGCTCCCTCCGCAGTTGAGCAAGGTGGTTACACAGGCAAACCGTGTGACTGCTGCCAACGAAAAGCAGCGCAAGAGCTATCTCAGCCTGTCCAATCAGATGAACGGCTTTATGCGGAACATGGCAAAGCTGGTTTCGTTGAAAGCTATCGCTGAGTATCTTGGAAACGCTGTTGCGAAGTTCAATGACTTCTATGAAGCAACAGATCTGTTTCATAATGCTATGGGCAATCTGAGCGGTGAAGCCGATACGCTCATTAGCAAGATGCAGGGTTTGCTTGGCGTTGATCCGACCAAAGCAATGACCTACATGGCTACCATCCAGAGCTTGGGTACTTCGTTTGGTCTGACCAGCGACAAAGCATATATTCTGTCCAAGAATCTGACCCAGCTTGCCTATGACGAAGGTTCCTATTGGAACAAGGACGTTGCAGAAACCTTTACCGCAATGTCCTCCGCAATCTCTGGCGAGATTGAGCCTATTCGCCGTTTGGGCGTTGATCTGTCTCAGGCACGGTTGCAGCAGGAGCTTCTTGCTTTAGGCTTTAACAAACAGGTTTCTAGCCTGTCTCAGGCAGATAAGGCAGTTTTGCGTTACATTGCCATTATGAAGCAGACTGCCAACGTGCAGGGCAACCTTGCACAGACCATCCAGAGCCCTGCGAACCAGATTAAGATTCTGAAAGCGCAATTGGATATGCTGGCGAAGTCTGTTGGCTCTTTGCTCTACCCTGCCATGAAATCTATTCTTCCCCCGCTGATTGCCGCCGTTCAGCTCATTCGGGAGTTCGTTCAGTGGGTGGCAAAGCTGATGGGCGTGAAGGTCGTGTTCACCGATTTCACTAAGAGTGCTGGCAGCGTTGGCGGCATCGGTGACGCAATGGATGACACAACCGATTCGACAAAGAAAGCCGCCAAAGCTCTCAAGGACTACACGATGGGTTTTGATGAACTGAACATCATTGACCCCACACAGGGAAGTTCTGGCTCTGGCAGTGGCGCATCTGCTGGTAACATCTTGGGCGATATAGACCTGTCTGGCTACGATATGTTCAAGAACTATGTTGGCAACGCCGTGGACGAAATCAAGGCAAAGCTGGAAAAGCTTGCGCCATTGATTGCTGGTATTTCTGCCGGATTTGCAACGTGGGCTATTGGCAACGCTTTGCTTGAAGCTCTCAATAAAATCAAAGGCGATGGCTCTTTAATTGAAGGAATTCTCAAGCTTTGGAAGTCTCCCATTATGGGAGCAGCTGTCGCTGTTGGCATCATGGTTGCTCGTTTTGTTGACCTGTACCAAAACAGTGAGGCGTTCCGAAAAGGCCTTGAACGTGTTCAAGCTATGATTTACCTTGCTGCGGAAGGGCTTAGGCAGGGTTGGAATATATCACTCACAGATGGGAAACTCGGAGAATCCATCAAATACCTGAAAGAATCTTTTTCTAACTTAAAGCAAGTAATCTGGAATCTCATTCCAGAAAGTTGGCAGGAGGGCATTTCTTCTGCGTTCAAAACAATCTCTGACGTTGTAAAAGACCTTGATCTTGATGTTGGTGATTTAATTACAACACTTATGGGCATCGGTCTTATTGTTAGCGGTCATCCTGTAGCCGGTCTTGCTGTTCTTGGTTTTGAAGCTATCACTGTTGCAGTTCGTGGTCTTGGTAGCGAAAGTCAAAAAGAAGCTTTTGAGATGGAAACGGACTGGTTCAATGCTTTCAAGTCTATGGGCGAAAAAGTTGCTGATTTTGTAGGTGGCGCAATTACAGCCATTGGAAACCTTATCAATGATTTCGCAATTTTTATTGGATGGATTCAGAACGGTGTTTCCGAAACCGACCGTCTTGATATTCAGATGAACGGTAATTTCATCGAGAATGCCGTCATGGGCATTGCTCAGCTGATTCACGATGTTGGAGTGTTTGTCGGATGGATTACCAATGGAGTGAGTGAAACCGACCGTCTTGATATTCAGATGAACGGTAACTTCATCGAAAAGGCGGTTCTTGGTTTTTCTGACCTTATCAATTGGGTAAAGGATGTTGTTACATGGTTCGTACATCTCGATGAACACGTCGAAAACGGTGCGAGAGCTGTTCGTGGATTTATCGATGATATCAAAACGTGGGCAAAAGATGCCGCAAAAGCTGCTTCCGATATGGTAACAGCCGTTGCAAATGCTATTGCTTCTCTTCCTTCCAAAATGTTTGAAGCAGGCAAAAACATTTGGCAGGGCCTCGTAAATGGTATCAAAAGCGGCATTGAAACCGCAAAAGGCGCTGCGGCAAATCTTGCAAAAGCTATTATTGATAAGTTTACAAACGACACTGAAATTCACTCTCCCTCCGCTCTGTTTGAGCGCTTTGGTGAATTTATTGACCAAGGCCTTGCAAACGGTATCACTGCAGCACTTCCTTACGTTGAACAAGCTATGACCAATCTGGCAAACGTTGTTCAGCAGAAGGGCAACGAGATGATTGACTATGGAGCGACCACCGCAACGAATTTCGTTGACGGCTTCTTTAACGGTCTGAGCAGCAAGTGGCAGGAACTTGATTCCGGTTTGCAGAATGACTTCTTCGGCACAGTACAAAATCTTTGGAATGCTGTGCAGAACGGAGACTTGAAAACAATCGGAACAACTACAGCAGCTATTATCTGGCAGGCGATGGGGGAGGAGAACCGAAATCAGGTAAAAGCATACGCACAAAGCTTTATTTCCAATATTTCCGGCGTTTTAAAGGACGCATCTAAAACCCTGTTTAACGAAGCGTTAAAAGTTGGCAAGGTCATTTGGAGCGGCATCACAAAAAATTTTGGAGATATCGTAAAGAGCGTTTCCAATCTTGGAACTACGATTTCTGCATCAATTAGCGCATTGAAGGTGCCTTTAGCCACTACTGGCACTGCAATCAGTCAAGGCCTTTTCGGTGGCCTTGTAAGCTCTTTTCCTGAAATTTTTGCTGCAATGGGCGGCTTGATTGGAAGTGTCGGCTCTGCGTTTGTTGGCCTTCTTACTTCTATTGCCGGTGCGCTTTCGTCTACAGTTTTCGGCATTCCTGTAGCACTTATTGTCGGTGCGGCCGCAATTGCCTTAGGCGCTGCGATTGCGGGTATTGTAAGCAATCTCGGCGGGAAATATTCAACTGATAATTCTTCTTACGTCGGGACCCCTGAATACGATGCTTCTACAGGTTCCACCACTTCTGCAAATGGATACTACGGCAATACATCATCCGGGTCAACAAGTTCTTCCGACCTGCAAGGCGCGGTTTACAACGGCTGCTATAATGCGTTTCTTGATATTTTCCAGCGCTATGGTGACGAAATTACCGGTGGTAAGGAAGTCAGGCTGTTTATTGACGGAAAGCAGATTACTGCTTCGGTCGAAAAGCAGCAGGCTGACCGTGGAGTGCAAATCATGGGCACGGAAGTATATAGCTATTAAGGAAGGGACGGTGAATTATGCAAGCTCTTGTATCAGTGAACGGCGTAGATTTGCCAGAGCCTTCCTCTTATAGCGCAACGACTTCAACCATCGTTGATTCTGGCCGAAACGTGCAGGGCAAGGTTGTTGGCTCTGTGGTTCGACACGATGTTGCAAAAGTGGCTCTCAAGTGGAATTACCTTACCGCAAAACAATGGGCTTCCGTTATCGGCCCATTCACTACAAACTTTTATTGCACGGTACGATTTTACAATCAAGCGACAGCTTCTTATTCCACACGCCAGATGTATGTTTCCGACCGAACGGCCGGAATGTGGCGAAGGGGCCCAAACACCGGAAATGTGATGGGCTGGACGGATTGTTCTTTGAGCCTGGTTGAGGTCTAAAGGTGGTGATTTTATATGTCTGTAAAGCCGTCCGATAAGTGGCTTTCACAATATAATAATACGCTTGTACCCGAAACTTTTATTCAGATTACTTATCATGCAGCTGATGATGCGGCGCAAACGGACGCTATTGCAAGTTCAGGTTCGCAAACCGTGTTTAGTAATGCGGCATCCATCACTGACCTGGACATTTCCACTTCTGGAAATTACGCGACTGCTGAAACTAATTTTTGGGTTTTAGATGGAAGCTTTGATATCGTCCCGAATTCTGAACCGTATCAAGAATGCGGCTATGTAAGCGGTGAATGCGTATCAAGCTCCAATCATCCAACCATCACATTTTCTTTTAGTAAAAGCCACGAAGAAAAAATACCGGGTCTGACAATCATTTGGTCTGAAATTTTAAATGAATGGGCAAAATCATTTAAAGTTTCCGCTTACAAAGGAACCGCTCTTCTTTTGGAAAAGCAAATTGACAACAACGATTCCACCGAAACTTCAATTGAATTTGAGATTTCCAATTATGATTTGGTTATTATTGAAATTCTTGAATGGTGTATTCCAAACCGAAGAGCTCGTATCTCGCAAGTGGAATTTGGACAACGTGTGAAATTTAGCAAAACAGACCTTCTGTCGTATTCCCATAAATCAAAGCGAGACCCGATTTCCGGTCAACTTTCCAAGGATTCAATTTCTTTTTCCGTTGATAACAGCGACCAAAAATGGAATCCTATCAACCCAGACGGCCTTTACAAGTATTTGTATGAACGCCAAGCTGTTTTTGTAAAGTATGGCATGGACTTGGACGGACAGACTGAATGGATTAACGGAGGTAAGTTTTACCTTTCTAGTTGGAGTATTCCTTCTAATGGCATTACTGCTTCCTTTGAAGCTCGCGATGCTTTGGCGTTTTTAATCGATTCGCTATACACCGGAAGGAAAAGCGGAACTTTATACGAAATGTGTTATGACGCTTTGGAACTTCTTGATGTTTCCGGTATCAGCTATTACATCAACGAATCTTTGAAGGACTATACAACTGATTTTAGCAACGGAAATTCTTCGTATAAAAACGCTGATGTGCTACAGCTTTCTGCTAACGCAGCTGGTATGGCTTTGTATCAGACAAGAAACGGTGAGATTCGGATTGACCGGGTTCCGTACCTTCCTGAAAACAAGTCCGACATTTATGAAATCACTGAAATCAATGATTATCAGTATCCGGAAATCACTTTTTCTAATAAGTTAAAAAACATCTCTTACTCTCTAAATGGAGCTTCGTCATTGTATCCGAATGGCGCTACTGGCGATGGCGTTACGCAAAGTGTAAACAACGCGCTTATCTCTTCTTCCATCGTCTCCCAGCCAAAAAATGTTCTAACTGAAAGCTATAAAGTGCTTTCTAACCGTCGAAAAGCCACCTTGTCTTATCGTGCCAGCCCACACAACGATGCTCTTGATTTTGTCAAGCTCAATCATCAGTTTGGATATTCTTCTAACTTGTTGATTACGGATGTTTCTTACACGTTTAATGGTAGCTTCAAGGGTTCCGTTACCGGGTATATGATTGAAGATGTTGATTCGTTACAAATCAATGCTTCTGAGATTTACTTGCATCCTTCCGACACGATTACGCTCACTGCAACGCTTACCCCTGCATCTGCCGATTCCCCTGTTATTGTTTGGAATGCGTCTCCCGTTGGTATCGTTGAGTTGAATGTTATCAAGAACGAACGCGGCGTATCTGTCTGCAACGTTACGTATTTACACAGCGGAAATGCAACGATTACAGCTACAGTTGCGAGCCTTTCTGCTTCTTGCAATGCTACTGCGATTGCGGATGAGATTTCCAACCTCAAAGAAGGCGATACCGTTTACATCTCCGTCGCTGGCGTTTATACCGCTTTTCTTGTCTCAAAGCATAATTACGAGCCAGAATTAAATGGCAAAGGGAGAACGCTTCTTGCTCTTAAAGACGCGAAAACAGAAAACATTGCGTGGGATAGTAAAATGACAACTCCCGCAGAATATTCGACCAGCAGTATTGATGCTTTATTAAACGGAAACATAAAAAATTCTTTTTCTGATTTTATGCAGAAAAAAATCGGCAAAACTACTTTTTATTATACCCCCGCTTTCAAAAAAAATAATTCTAACAATTACGTACCTTCTGCTGTGTCTACTCTATCTCGCAGTATATTTTTACCTTCCGCAAAAGAAATATACTACGGATTTCCTGATAACAGTAGTGATATTAACGAAATTTGGGGTTATGGATGCAACGTAGAAGGAAGCCCGCTCCCTACAGCAAAAGAACTTCTGAGAAATCCTTTTTTTATGGACGGAAACGTTTACAGCCCGTATGAGCAGTGGACGAGAACTCCCATTACCCATCTTGAATATTGGGGCATGGGCCCTTCTGTTGGGGATATCTATTATCGTTCTATCGTTGTTTCAAAGTATTGGGACAGAGCACATCTTGGCAGTTATGATGACGAAGACGAATTATTTTTTTATGACTGTATCGGTTCTGGCAACGATGGCCGCAATTGCTATCATTACATGTTTACCGTTCCGAGCAATTTGCCTATCGGGTATCAAAACAGAGTTGAGGAAGAATAATTTATGGCTCGTTGGATTACAGACCGAACGCAATCAGATGTTGACCGCGTGAAAGAAATTACCGCAAAGGCGAGAACAGGCACGTGGACAAAAGTCGAACAATCGGAATGGCTTGCCGGAATGAAGGGCGCTTTAAGCTATACGGATTTTAACCGCATAGAATCCGGCATTCAAGAGCTTGGCTCCATTGTTGGCGCGTCTGTTTCTGTTCGGACTGATTGGACAGTCGATGGATATATGAAAGTCTCCGATGCAACACGTTGGCTTTCCAACATCAACTCCATTCGTGCTAAATGCTCTGGCCCATCTGTTATTGCAGATACGCCAGAAAGCATGAACAAACTCGATTTTTCAACGATGAATCAAATTGAGCAAATTTTGTTCGACATTGAAACGCTTGCTAAAACATACGTTACGTTTTCCGGTGAATACATGACAGGAGATGGACAATATGGTTTTTGAAGACCGTGTGGCGAAATATCCGGGTCGGTGGACAATGGTAAAATCGGATGGAACATCCGAAATTGTCACTCTTATCCGAAATGACGAGCCAACAAAAGAAGGAACGCCAATCAATGCATTTACCTTAAACGAGCTGAGTACCGTTGCGGGCGCAATTAACGCAAAAGAAGAAGCCGTTTCGGCAGCGCATGCTGCTGCATCCGAAAAGGCTAAAGCAGAACAAGCGGCTGCAAATGCTGCGAACGCTGTTAAGGTCGATTTGAAAGAATACTCTGACAAAGCAGTCACGAGTGCGTCAAATGCAGCGAAGAGCGAAAAAAATGCGAAAGTGTCCGAGACGGAGTCTGCCAAAAACCTGCAGGGCACCAAAGAGTATTTTGAGCAGGTGCGCACCATCACCATCGGTGCACAGGGATGGTACGCCACGCCGGAAGCCCTCAAAGCCGCTGTGCCGGTGGGCGAAAACGGCTGGTGGGCGGTCGTGGGTACTACAGACACAATCTGGACGTGGGACGGTGACACCGGCGCGTGGGTCGATACCCGCAAAGAGGTGGACTTGTCGGACTACCTTACGCAAGATCAAATTAAAAAGCTGCTTGAACAGTACATGCCACTTCGCCCCGCCACTGCAACCACACTGGGCGGCGTGAAGGTGGGCAGCGGTCTGACGGTCGATGCGGACGGCGTGCTTTCTGCGGACAGTGCTTTGGCAGCCTACCCCGTGGGCAGTATTTTTCAAACAGTCAGTAGCACCAGCCCCGCCGCACTGTTCGGCGGTACATGGCAGGAGATTGCGTTTAACCGCGTGCTGATGGGTGCTGGCAACGCCTACGCAGCGGGCACCACCGTGGAGGCTGGACTGCCGAACATCACAGGCTCTTTTGTCGCGGATGTAAAAAAGGGTGAACATAAGGTATCCGGCGCATTCACTGCCGGCAACGTGATCACATCTACGGGCGAATACAATTCCTTTTCTGATGTATATAAGTTCAGTCTGGATGCGTCCAAGTCTAATGCCATCTACGGCCGCAGCTATACCGTGCAGCCCGCCGCATACTATGTGCACATCTGGAAGCGCGTGGCATGAGAAAGGAGGTTTTGAACGATGATCCCTGTGACATTTGACACTGTGGCAACATTGCAGTTTGGCAGTGAGGGTCACCCGACCAGTCTGCACTTTGCCATCCCGGAAGAGTGGAAAACCTGCAAAATCAGACTCCACCTGCGGCGCAGCGACGGTAGCTTTGTGCCCCCGATGCAGCTGGACGAAAATGGATGCGTAAAAGTAAACCGCAGTGACTCCGGCAAGACCGGCGGACAGTGGATGCTGTCGGCTGAAAGTCCTGACGGAAAAGTATCTTACTCGCGAATCGGCAAATATGTGACCCCCATGGAGGTGACACAATGAAGATCATTGACGAGACCGGCGCGGTCGTGGAAAACCCCGACCTGACCCTTGGCTACCTGACCGCCAGCACCGAAGAGATCACCCACCCCGCCGTAGAGGGCGTGGAGGAGCAGTGGCACTGGGAGACAGTGACCGAGTATCCGAACGGTGGCAAGGATGTGCAGAAGGTCGTTGACCGCCCCGGAGTACAGGCACAGGAGGAATGGGTGGAACAGGTGCCCATCCAGAAGTACATCCGCTACACCGCCGAAGAGCTGGCCGCGCAAGAAGAAGCACGCAAAAAGGCCGAAGCCCGGGAGAAGCTGCCGGAGACGGTGGCGGCACTGCAAAAAGAAAACGAGATGTTGAAACAGTGCTTGCTTGAAATGAGCGAGATTGTTTATGCATAAAATCACACAAAAATTAGAAAGGATGGTACGTATGATGGCAATGTTATGGGCACAGGAAATCATGTCTGCTGAGACTATGGAGGATGCAAAGGCTCTGTACGAGCGCTGCCCCCGCCTGCTGAAGGAGAAAGTCAAGGCAATTCTTATCAAGAGCGGCTTTGAGGAAATCACCCAGTAAGGAGGACACTATGGCTGAAATCATGGATGTGTCCCGGCATCAGGGCACGATCAACTGGGACAAGGTCAAGGCAAGCGGCAAGGTGGACGGCGTAATGATTCGCGCCATGGGCAACAGTGCAGCGGGCAGGCCCAGTGCCCCCTACACCGACCCGCAGTTTGCTCGCAACTATTCCGAGTGCAAGCGGCTGGGCATCCCCTGCGGCGTGTATGGCTATTTCAAGGCGGTCAACCGGGAGCAGGCCGACAAAGAGCTGGCCTACTTCAAGAAGCTGCTCACCGGCCGGAGCTTTGAGCTGCCGGTGGCCGTGGACATCGAGGACGAGGTGCAGAAGCCGCTAGGCAAGGCCGCGCTGACCGACCTGACAGCTTACATGCTGAGCACGGTGGAAAGCTGGGGCGTGTACGCCATGCTGTACACCGGCCTGTGGTTCGGCAACACCTTCCTGTACATGGGCGGTGCAGAGCTGAAACCATACGACGTGTGGCTGGCTGCCTACCGCACGAAGAAGCCTGCTCCCAGCTGGCCCTTTGGCATGTGGCAGTACACCAGCAAGGCCCGTGTACCCGGTGTGACCACCAACGTTGACATGTCCCACGCATACAAGGACTATGCGGGTATCATCCGCAAGAAGGGCCTGACCCGTCTCCGGGAGGGTAAATGACCGAAAAAGAAGCTTTACTGTGGGTGCTGGGCATCCTGGGCAGCCTGTGCGCTGCGGTCATCACCATCGACAAGGTGCTGGACATCATCCACAAGTACGTCAAAAATGCACAGGCCCCCGACGATGCGCAGAACAAGCGAATGGATACGCTCGAAAAAAGACTTGGCGTGCTGGAACAGGGACAGCTTCAGCACGCACAGGCCCTTGCAAGAGACCTGCGCCGCTTTGACGGCCTCGATGAAGAAATGCGTCTCGTACTCGTT